AGCGGCAAAATACATTTGTTTCATCTTAGAAATATTCATAGAAGAAGCCCAAGATCCATTTTTTGAAGTTCCAAGAGCACGAATTTCTGCTCCTGTAATTGCTGTTGGATCGGTTAATGCATTATCGCCATTCTTATAGCCACAGAACCAAGCTCTATAACCACTTAAAGTGCCTTTAGTTAAATTAGTCCAAGATTTCTTTTGAATTTGTGCATCACTATATTCATTGCCTAAATTAGTTAATGGAATTGCGCCTGCGCTTTGTTCAACAGAACCAGTAATACTTAAATTAGTATCATCTGTTACTTGAACTGTAGTAAAAGTTCCAGACTTTCCAGTTAGAGTTTCGCCGTTAAAAGTAGCTTTATAATCGCTCCAAGTAACGCCATTATCAGAAGGTCCGAATTTATAATTGCCAGCAGTAGTAGTAAAGGAATATTGAATTCCAATTTTAGTACCAACTTCTTTAGTTCCAATATTATTAGAACCTAAAGTTGCACTAGTAGATGGTGTGGTAGGATACTCTTCTTCTGCAAATAATCCTGCAAAAAACTCTTGTAGATTTTTGCCGGCTGCAGAAACAGTCACATTACCAGTATCAGGGATAGAAACAGTACCAATAGCTTTTGTGAAAATAAAATCTTCATCAAAATAAACATTGTCAGCTCTATAATTTCCATCCATGGCTACCCATTTTGTGCCATTATAAACATAGGCGGTATACTGCTATTTATCTCCAGCAATTAAATCTTTAACGATTGCAATATCTCCATTAAATAGTTCAGCACCATTAACAATACGAGAAATTGCATCATCATGTAATTCATTTGCATTAGTAATAACTTCATAAACTTGAGTGTTACTTGAAACAGTTTCTCCTCCAGAGCCTTCAATTGGTGCCCAAGCACCATCTCCACGTAAGAAATAGTTTTGTTCACCCTTTCCAGGAGCTGGAACGAGTCCATAACCACCTGCCGCTTCAGCAGTTGCAGGTGTCATTAAACCAACTGCTTCAACAATGGTTTTATTTACCCAAGAAGATTGAGATTCATCATATACTAAAATTGAACCATCGGAAAGCTGCTCAGAAAGTAAAATATCTTCTAACTCAGTTAGAGAATTAATTTCACCAGAGATTAGCTTAGAGCCCAGATATAATGAACCAACATTGCTATCACTTTCGGAAACGAAATATAAAGTATCACTATTTTTTATAGTGTTCGCATATGCTTTAGGAGTTCCGCGAAAAAACTTTACATAATTAGCCATCTGTTAACCTCCTTTTCTCTATTTAATATAAAAAAAGATTTATATAAATTAAAAAGACTCGGCCTTTACTCAAGACCGAGTCTTAATTTATTAAGTAGTAGGAGTTGTCGCAGCATCTTCTAATACTTTAATTCTAGCTTCTAAACCTGCAATATAGGTTAATAAAGCTTGAATTGTCATATTTGTTTGAGTTCCATTATAGTCATAAACAAACTCTTGTGTATTAGTAATATAAGCGGATAAATCTGGCTTATTTAAAATAAATGCGTCAGAAGTTGCATCGGCTTCATTCCAGTCTGATTGAACATTAGCTTCTGCAGAATCCCACTGAGCAATCTTTTCAGCTGAAATAGTATCTTCTAAAGTTTTTACTCGAGCGCCAATATTAGTTAATTCTGATGCAAAAGCATATTTATCTACTCCATCAGTTTTTAAAGCAGTATCGATAGCAGTGCTAATCTGGGTAGCAACTGCAGTATCACCAACAAGTGCTTCAAGAGCTGCGATATCATTCGCCATATTTGCTGCGCCAGTGGTATCGTTAATAATCCAGGCAGCAATTTCATTTAATGTATCAATACTTCCATTGTTATTTTCATTAACAATTTTTGCAATTTCAGTAGCAACAGTGTTAGCTACAGAGCCAGCGGTTGAAGCATCTCCATTTAATGTATCTATCTTACCACTTAAGCCAGTTACGGTTGAATTTAGAGAATCTATTGTTAAACCTGAGCCTAAAGATCTAACGTGACCATTTTTATCAATTTTTAAGCCACCGATTTCTGTTAACTCATCATCTGCTACTTCAGGCAATGCATGAGTTAAAACCAAAGAAGTATTTTTTGCCTTGGTCTCAATTGTTGGAGCAATCCAACCATCAGCTTCTAAAAGACCTCCAGACATTCTACCATAATCATCGATAATCATAATATTACCAGGATTTAAATCATCAGTAAGATTAATAATATCTTTCAGCTGATTTAGACATCCTTGAACAGTAGAATTATCTCTTACATATTGGTCATCAAACTTAAAATATTTATTTAATTGCAAAATCAATCCATTGACAGTATTTAAAGCTCTTGAAAAACCTTTAAGCTCTGTCCACTTAGGTTCAGTATAACGGCCTCCAAGAGTTACTGTTGCTGGGGGCTCAACATTTTTATCCCAAACCATACCTTTGTTTAAGAAACCTGCGGTATCTTCAACAACATATGCCTCTTGAGGAATAAAGTAAACCAGTTTCTTTTCTGTTCCATCTTCTGCAATTTCAGTTCTCACATATTCAGGATGAACATCTGGATGCTCTGGAGTTTTCATAACAGTTCCAGTATCCATTAAATTAGAACCAAATTCATTACTAAAATAATAATATTTATTTGGCTCATAGAAATCTGCCGTTTCAGGTTCAATTTTAAAAAGATTTGTTGTAGGATCTTTTTCTAAAAGCACATTATTTTTATCTGTTAATAAATAATATGTTAAGCTAGAATCAAAAGATTTAGAAGTGCTTAAAATATAATCATTAGTAGAATTTTTAAAATAATATACACCTGGTTTATAATAGTGAGTTAATAAAATTTCTTCAGATGGCTCAGAAGGCTCAGATGGTGTTTCCCCTTCTTCTGGAGGTACAACTGTAATATCACCCTCGCCAGTTAAAGGAGTTGCTTCAATAGTGTAATAAATTACAGAATCATCAAGAGCATCTCTACTTAACAAGCATTGATAACCAGTTTCAGTTTTTGTACTTCCATCTTCTAATTCAATATTGAAAGTAGCCTCAGAAAAATAAAGTTCTGGGATAAATTCAATCATATTAATACGATAATCTCCATAAGGGAAGAGATTGTCGTCTTTTCCACCATTTTCGCCTGCGTCTACGGCATCTTCAAATGAAACTAAAGTACCATCAGATTTAATAAAATATGGAATTCTAACTTTTGCACCAGTTTCATCGATCATCTCGCGAATTGCATAAATAGGGATTTTATAATATTTTCTATTTTCTACCCATTCGTCTGTTGGTTGTACTTGAATTAAAGTAGAAGCAATAGGGTCTTCTTCTCCTTCAACTTCTTCATAAGCAAGATAAAAATATCCATTTTTATTAACTGCAACTACATTTTCAACCCAAGGCACTCCATTGCCATCAATACCAGAAATTAATACACTCCAATCAATGCCTTCTTCAGCATTTTCAATAGTATTTTCTGAGCCTGGATCATTAGGGCAATAAAGAGGTAATTTAGGATTCCAAATTAATCTTGGAATTTTAGTTTCTTCATGATTCTCTGGATAAGTTTCTTTTTTTGCAACAATAGAATAATAATCTTTTGTTTCATCAGTTACATCACTTGTGTCTTTAATATAATTACCGTTAGATTTATAATAAGTATCTTCAACAACAGTTTCTCCTGTTTCTTCATCTTCTATTTCGCCATGCCATTCTTTTAAAAGAACAGTTTTTGGCTCACCTAATAAATAATATAAAGTATCAGGAGTTGGAACATTACTAGCATCCAAATAGAAATTATTATCAACATAAGTATAATAAGTGTTAGCTAAGAATTGAATTAAATCATAATAAGTTCTTGAACCAACAAAATTTTCTGCATCAAAATCTGGAAATGGAACAGGTTTACCTTCTGCTTCATATTTTGCATTAAGCTCTGGAATAGTTGCAAAAGGTTCAAATTTATATTCTGTATCTTTGAAGAAAAATCCGTTTTGATTTTCATTTTCTCCATAAGGGCCATAATAAATTCTACTTGAAATTGCAGATTCTAAAGCCTCTTCTTTACTTTGACCTTCAACTGGGGATACAATAATCATACCCATTAAATCATGTAAAGAATTAATAGCGCCCGCTAAACTTTCTGTTTTGTCTGGTAAATACTTAAAACCGCCAGTGTCAGGATCTACAGTAATCATACGAATACCAGTAGTATCATTCCATTCAATATTATCATTTCTGGAACGTAAATATTTACCATTTGCGTCTTTATCTCCATACATTACATCCCATAATTCTGCAATAGCATTACCAATTGCAGGTAATTGAATTGTAAGTTCTTGTAAATCTGGAGCTAATTCTTTATGACTTTCTCCATCATGAACATAATAATCTGGATAATTTACTGAATGTCCAGTAGGAAGAATAGAAATTTTATTTTCTGCATCGCTCATGTATCGATGCTATTTATTGAAACCCGCCTTATTGAAGAAAATCGCTCCATCATATTCAACACCCAACAAGTCTGGGTTTATTTCTGGGCCAATTGCATCTTCTTCATCTTCTGATTCATCTTCTTTATCGTTTTTATTAATAGGAGGTTTAGGTTTTCTATCTCCATAAAAAACTTTTTCATCAGAATAAAGGGTTTCACCTTCTACAGCATCTTCAATATTTTTTACTTTAAATCCCCACATTGTAGGCATATGTAAAGTATAAGTCATATTGGTACTATCTTCTCCAAAGTGAGGAGCTACAGCATCAATAGAAGGAGCTTCTGCTCTGACTTTAAAAGTAGGCAAATCAGAATTTAGTGAAGCAATCATTCTATACTTAATAACGCCGCCTTCAATTATTTTTTGCCATACAGTTGAATCCCATCCAGAAGTAAAGACATAACCATGATCTTCACTATAATCTTTATCAATCTTATAGTTTAAATCGTAGTCAGTAATGTATTGTTCAGAAGTGTTAACAACTCTGAATTTTGCAATACCATTAAGTTCTGTGTCATCACAAACAAAGAAAAAAGTATTTGGATCTGCGATATTTCCAAATCTATCAACATATCTGGCTCTAACCAAAGAACCAATTTGAATAGAATAACCTTCTTCTTCGTTAACTTTTCCTTCATCATCGACTGTGAAATTTTCACCAACCTTTAATGGAATGTCTCCATTAACGTCAGCATATAAATGATATAAAATATCTTTTGCTGGATAGTCTGTAGTATAACCACGAACATAAGCAAAAGTATTATCATCATATTCAATAAGAACGCATCGTCCTATAAAAACTCCATCTTCTTTACAATAAGTTTCCATCGCTTGGCGATTAGGATAAACTTTATCAAAAGTTAGAGTTGTTTTTCCTGCGTTTGAAACGCTACCATAAAAACTCATTTAATCACTCCTCCGTATTATATACAATATCAATAATTAAATAAGCGTCTCCACTATAACTACCAATTAAATCTAAAGATTTTCCTTCAAATCTTAAAGCTGAAATTTCATAGTTATCAGTTAAATTTAATTCATAGACGCCAGAGGACCCTACAATAATAGAGTCCACGGCATCATTAAGATAAAATTTAACTCCTGGAATTGTTTGAATTCCAAGTGAAGCAATAGTAGCGGTCATAAGAGTTGGACTATTAAAAAAGATTTCTCCGGTTTGGAGACTTTCTTTATTAATCTCAGAGGGATAGTTCAACCCATTGGGATCTACGTCACCATAGTATCTAAATTGCTTTAATACTTTTCCCATACTCCTTAACCTCCTAAATAAATTTTATCTTTAATTTTAGTTGCATTAATCGACATCATACCATTATAAGTTAATGGAATGCTTAGTCTTGTCAGCTAAAATTTACCATTAATTCCACTTTCTTCATTGTGGATATATATCAAGGTATTTGGTTCTAAATAATAAATCGGCACTGAAGTCATTGTCACAGTCTCGGTGCAATATGCATGAGTGTTAAACAATTCATTCAATTCATCTTGTGCGCTTTTTCCTTGAGAGCTTATTGTAAATAAATCTCCCATATCAACTAAATTGGCATAAGTATAACCAGATCTAATATTTAAAGGATCATACTCCCCATCTTCATAGAAAATAATTTGCGGAGTGTTCCTAAAGTATATGGAAGAAACTTTATTATTATTTACGACTTTCGGCCTATTTCCAATACTGCCGATAGAGTATTGTGAAAGAGGTGCATCGCCTTCATAAAAATCAATCCAGAAATTTAATAAATCTGGAGCCTCTACTACATTTTTATGCCAATAATATTTTGTTGATGAATAATCTTTTTCGTCTGCAATCTAACCTTCTGAAGGTTTTAAAAAATAATCACAAGAAAAAGTTTCTAATGGCGTAAATGGATTCCATTCATTTACAATTTTATAAGTAAGATTATCCTCTTCATATTGTTTCTTCTCACTATAGTATCCACCCTCTGAATCATAACTAATAACAGGATTTGGATCATATAGTTGACGCCAAAAACCTTGGATATCTGTATAAAACATTTCGTATCCAGTTTCTCCAGTAGGATAATAACTAGAAACGCCATCTAACATCATATTATTTTCACGAATTCTTAATAAGAAATCTTCATCTTGATTATGAGCAAAATAATCTTTTGCCATTTGATAAATAATTTCTCTCCAATCTACTTCAACGAAAGTATAAGAACTAATTATTTTTTCATACTCTTCTTCAAGCTCTTTTTCAATAGCCTCTTGAAGAGAAGATGTTCCTGGGAAATTAGGATTGTAAAAATAAACTAAGTTACCAGAATGTTTAATATCTCCTTCTAAGAATTCAAGATAAGTATGCTTATCATTACAACCACTATAAGGAGGAATAAACCAAGTTACTCCTTCAACTGGAATATTATTCTTTGCCGCAATAGCTTCTCTTGCCATATCACTACTATCATCATAATATCCTGACGCTGAAAGATATCCTGATTCATGCTTATTTCCTGCAGTATCTACATAATAAGTAAATAAACTTCCATCTTCTCTATATTCTGATTGATATCTAAAACGCCAAGAGCCTCTTGCAGTAGGGTTACCAGAACCATGTTGAATATTAATACGATTTGTTCTAGGATTATAAATAATTAACCAAACGTATCTATCTGAATTGCCGCTTTCATAATATGGGCTATTATTTGGAAAAGCTTCTATATAAGATACGCATCCAGATGCATTATTTTTACTGTACTCTTTCATACTATAGTTTGGTTCTTCATTCGTTAAAGCTACATAATAATCGTGCCAATCTCGGATATCCCACCAGCCCTCAGACCAAGAACCGTCTGGTAATTTCACTGGTTGTTTTAAGCCTTCTATAATAGGATATTGAGGTTCATAATTATCCAAGCGATCATTAATAGTTGCCAACAATTCTTGCTTTTTTAGTTCAAAATAGTGATCGACGAAATCTTTATTTTGGCAATAAACCAATCCATCATAACCTCTATAATAAATTGGTTTTTCATGAATTGCATAGCGAGCATGAATAGGTATTTCTGCTCCGCTAACTCCTTTGCGAACTCCCCAAATAGAATAATCATTTTTAATTTGATTTATTGCAGGAGCATTTTGAAATCTTTGAATAAGATTTACATCTTCAAAGCTATAAGAGTATGGAGACTCTTCTATATTATCTCTTGCAAAAACCTCATCATCTGCTTCAACCAAACTATTCCAAGACTCATTTGCATAAATCTTTTTAGCTTGAAAAACAAAATGACCTTCTTTATCATAAAAGTATTCAAAAGGCCCAAGCATATTTTTAATTTTGTCTAAAATAGAAGTTAATGATTCCCCAATAGAAGAGATTAGTTCTCCTGCATAAGTAAGATCTGTCGTACGATAGCCTGCCGCGTTACCTGCTTCTATTTTAGTTGCGGACCATCTTGCTTCATCTCTTTTTCCAGTTTTTTCATCTAAGATATTTGAGTTGAGATAAAAAATAGTGCGTGAATCATTAAAATCATTAATAGCATTATTAAAAACAGGAGTGTCCTTAATTTGCTTAGATGTGCTATTAATAATCGGTGCAATATAAGATCGAGTATAGTATGTCAATTCTTCATCGTATTGACTTACTTGATAATAAAAATCCTCTGACTCTTCACTTTTAACCCAATAATTTTCTGGATTGGCATAGAAAGTTTCCATAGGAAGATTTTCAAGCGGTTCATAATTATAATTTTCTGGAGAGATTTCAAGATAAATTGGAAAATCTTCATCTAAAACCATATTCTCATAAACCGCAGCGTCTTCATTATAAAGCATATATAAAGGATTTTCTCCTCTATATTCTAAAAGCTCTAAACCATAATCATCTAAGTCATTAATAATAATATTATGGTACATCTCTTTGCCGTAAACGTGTACAGCTTCACGGATAATATCTTTTAATTTCAAATCTTCTTGCTCTAAAACAACATCTTTGGCATAGTATGTTTTAGTTGGATCATATTCAGCAGTAGAAATGACATATTCTCCACCTTGATAAATATAATATTTATTGGCTACATATTGAGTTAAATCTTCAAATTCCACCATAGAATATGCATCGCTATAAGTGTCAATTTTTCCAAAATCAATAGAAGCGTAAAGACTTCCTCCAATATCGCCATTTAGCAAACACATTTTATCTTTTCCGCTAATAGAAATATTGTAACTATTATTTGCTAATGCAACATTAAAAGAAGTAATTACATAAATGCCCTGAGAAAACCAAATAATTTCAGGATATTCTTTATTAATTTGATTTTTTACACCAATCTCTAAAGTAAATTTATTACTAACGCTCCAATAGAAATCAGAAATATTAACATCTTTTGCAACTAAAGATAAGTTACAAGTTCTTCTAACAGCAGAGGATCCATCAATATTGAGGGATCCTCCTGTTACTTTTCCTTCAATCTGCTCTAAAGGATTTTCTTCAAAATCTAAAGCGATTATTTTTGCATAGATTTCTTTTTGACGGAATTGACTTAATTCATAAAGAAATTCTTTATTATTAATGGGATTTCTTTTCATAAATTACGCCTCCTCTTTTGCCTTTAAATACAGATTTAATTGCGTTAAATAATCTGAATATAATCGAGAATAATTCTCATAAATATATTCTAAATCTTGTAAATATTGTCTTCTATCTTCTGGATTGGTGGATTCAATACATTTTTTAATCATGTAATCTTTTGAAAGTTTTTCTTTAAAAACATCTAAAGTCTTCTTAATAATTTGTAAATTATAATCAGAAGAAAGGTCGTATTCAAGAGATAAAGTTTGATAAAAAAGCTCTAAATAAATTCCCGCTGGAGTGGTAATTATTTGGATATTGTCCATAGGACCAATATCAAAAACTTCTTTTGTTGTTAAATCAATAGCAGTTTTATTACTATTAATAAAAGTTACATAAGAATATTTCTTATATGGATGCACTGTTGCTAATCCCATATCTTCCATAAAACCTTGATAAGAAGATGGACTAATATACAATTCTCTTGGATTATTTAAATCCAAATAAAAATCAATATCTTCTTTAATATAAAAATCTATGTCGGCAGGAATGTCTCCAAAGAAATTAAAATCATAAACCGGCATAAAGAAAATTACTTCTTCTTGATTTTCATTCTTTTCAATATATTTTTGGTAAAGCATACCATGACTTCCATAAAGGAAGAAATCTTGTTCATTCATTAGATATGGATTTGTACTTGTACGAGTTAAATAAGTTCTATCTTGAAGAGTTGATGTAATTTTTCCACTTCCATCTTCTGCAAAAAATCCAGTATCTTGATGCTCGGTTGGAATAAATTTAACTTTTCTATATAAAGCAGTTTCTAATTGTCCACTATAGTCATTAGTAAAATGATAAATAGTAAGAGGATTATAAATCTCTGGCTTAATAACCTCTTCAACATTTCCTTTAGCGCCTAATTTAGCAATTACATCTCCATTTTCAGTTATTAACTCTTGTTTTATAATTGCTTTATAATAGCTTAAATTAGGGTCATATGTTTCTGGAGCAGGAATATATTCTCCATCTACATTTTTATTCTCTACGAAATAATTCTTATAATTATCTTTATATGTTAAAACAAACTCATAAGTATAATCGATTCTTTCGTAATAGGTATAAGGACTCATATAACAATCTTGAATAGGTCGTTTTAAGAGTCTTACATTATAAAAAGATGAAACTTGAGTTGCATTATCTTTTATTAAATCTATAACATTTTCATGGGCACCAATAAATTGTCTTCCAATAACCTCATCAATATTGGTATTAATAACTTGACTAAAAGAGTCATTAATTTCACCATAATAAGCATATGTTAAAATACCTGTACTTTTTTGGCCTGGATCTAAAGAAATCTGAGACACTGTCATTGGTATATGATATTTTCCACTCGCACCAACAGTAACAGATTCTCCATCGATAGTTAATTTAGTGCCAGGCTCCATATCTTCTAAGGTAGCCCATTCAACCATTCGATTCATTTTTAACAAATCTCCTTGTGCATAATAAGGTCCAGAAGGAACGCGTTTAGGATTTGGTTGAAATTCAATACCACTAAGATTTGCCCAGTTAGTATCATAGGTTTGCAATGGAACAGAAATAATTTTTAAATACTTACTATTTTCATTACTAATATTTATAATACCATATTTAATCATCGCATCATATGTAAATTTATCAATTTCATATGCAGTACAAGAAAAATTATGAAGCATTCGTCCTAACTGGTCTTGAGGTGTTAATGAAGTATTCATTAAACGCACTAAATAATTACCCTCATTAGGAGATTTAAATAATTTTGGTTGACCATTGGTTAACCAATCAAGAACATCTAATTTAAATTCACGTTCTGCAAAAATATTAGAAGAAATTTCATCTGTTACTTTTAAGAACAGCTCTTCTTTTAAATCTTGCTTGGTAGCTACACATTTAGAAACATACAATCTATTGATATTGTTTTTAAATAGATCTGCACAATAAGTCCACAAGTGATGTTGATTTACTGGAATTCCAAGAGAAGAAAGATACTCTGTCCACTTCCACATTTTTGATGTTCCAGTCGCGGCAGTATAAATAGAAACATAATAAATCATATAATTCTTTTCATAAACTTGTGCCTGATATGCATCAGATGTTTCACTTGGAAAAGAAACTTTAATAAATGATCTATCTTGCTTTCTATGTCCTTGTTCTGGTAAAACTAAATTAGAATCTTCTCTAAAAAGATTTTGTTCATCCATTGTTCGAGAAATTAATCCCGCAATAGGGAATTCTTTATATTCAACATTACCATTCTTAAAAATAAAAGGGTACTGACTTCCGATTGTGTCAATTTTGGCTTCTAATAAATTTTTCTTAAAAGAAGATACTTTTGGATTAAAACGAATTTTTAATTGACGTTTTCCATCATATAAAAAAGCATCTTCAAAATCTACATAAACTTCATTTGAAATCAACTTTTGAGAAAATAGATTTTGTTTATTGTACTGCTGAATGCAATATTTATAACGGATACCTTGCTCTACCGCAAAATCCTTCCAGGTTTCTATAGAAGGCTTAGAAGAAGTTAAATTAAAACAATCTATAGTTTCCCAATCTAAAAAGTTAGATTTTTCAGAAGTTCGAGATAACATGAAAGAGCCTTTGACCAAACGCTCTAGCCCAGTATTTGGATCAATTTCTCCTTTTAATTTAATTGCAACATAGCCGTTATCATAGTCTAAAGAAGTACTAATCTCAGAAATTAAAGTAGAAACCATAGAGGTTTGAGCTACAATTTTATATGTTGGACTAGAAACTTCTAAGTTATTATTTGTTCTTACTGTATAAGTAATAGAGTATTTTTCATTTGGAGGAAGGTCTTGTGAAAATAAGAACACATCTTGAGACTCATACTGATTAGTATCGGTAGAATGATTATGAACAATAAAACCAGTATCCTCAACTATACCATTATTACTATTTTTCACAACGAATCTATAAGAATAAGCTTTTTCAGTAAAATCTTTTCCTTTTTGACTATAAACTCCTGTATAAGAATATTGATGTCCATTATTCTTCATGGTTTTTAAATCAAGAATAGAAACATCTGGTTTAGTAGTATACTTAAGAATACCAACAGTGGAATAATATCCAACTAAACCATCTCTATCTACATAAGCCATTTGCGCTTTGTAGAAAGAACCAACTGAAAAAACTTTTTTTACAGTATCTTCAAGAACATCAAAATAAACAATAGATTCGCTGGAGTCAAAGCGAGAATGAGATAAAGTTAATAAATATTCTGAGCCTTGTAAATTTTTAATTTTAAGACTATATCCATTAACATCATAATCGCTAACCGCTCTACTTCGAGAAAAAGGGACTGCAATAGTAGCAGTCCCGTTTTCTAAATAAAAAGCGGGCAATGTTCCTTCGATAATAGGTGAAGCTAACATTTAATTTGCCTCCTTTTTCTCTTTATTTATTCCTCATCAATCATAAATAGAATTGCTTCCATTTGTGCTGGTGAAAGGTTTACATTCTGTAAATCTTCAATAGAAAAAGTATAGATTCTAACTTCCTGAGAAATAGTTAATAATTCTTCAAGCTCTCTGTTTGCATCATTAACTTTTTCTTCTGGAATAGAAATCATATTATTTTCAACGATTTTTGCACCGTATTTATTTAATATATCAATTCTATACTTTTCAATGTCTTCTGCTAAAGCAGAAATTGTCTTTTTATTTTTTGTAATGCTGAAACTAATTGCTGCTGGCATTGGGGTCTCAATATCATTGAGACTATTCATAATATCAACAGCGCAACGATAAATTTCATCATTGGTCATAACTTTATTAATTGTTTTCATATTAAAAATCTCCTTTATCTCATATTATGCAAATCTTGCATATCTCGCTGGTTCATAAACAGTTTTATATCCTGTGATATTACCCTTAGCATTATATATAGGAATAACTTCACATCTAAATACTGTAGGTACAGTTGGAGAACTTCCACCCGGACCATATTCAGCAACCTGTTCGGTTTTTCCGTCCAAATAAGTTGAACCAGTATAATAAAACATACCACAATAAATTCTAGGGTCTACAAATGGGGTTTGTAAATGATTACCGCCATCTCCTATATAGTTTCCATATCCATAGTTACCAATCCAAATGCCGCCAGTATATTTTTTAATTGTCGCGGCATCAGCCATATGATAAGTGGAGCCTGAAGCATAAGTACCAAAACCAAGTCTTAAATAAGGATGGAAAAATGTTCTATTTGGCTCCCAACCAATTCTAATTGATCCTTCATCATAAAAATTAGTAGAAGTAATTTTTGAAAGACCATCTTCTGCGGCTTTAATAAGATCGTCATCACTTGCACCCCATCCTTCTTCCATAGCAGAAGCATACATATCTAAGGCGTGTCCAGACAATCTTAAAGTACCAGGGAAATAAGTAATTCTGCTACCATCATATCCAAGCATATTACTATAAAATCCAATGGCGCTCGGAGATGCATAAAAATATCTTTGTCTACCACCAACATGGAATCCATCAATATCTAACCAGAATCCAGAATTTTCAACATCAGATAGTTTTAATTTTACAGAGGAAATATATCCTCCACGAGCATCTAATTCAATATATCCACCTTTATTCATGGTAATATATGCATTATTATCTAATTCGATATATCCTGAAGGTCCAACATACATATATCCTTCTCTATCAATATTAATATGTCCACCATTCTCAACAGAAAGAGTTCCATATAAAGTTAAGTCTCCAAGGGTTCCACTTTCTGCGTCAATAGTTCCACTAAAAACGCCATCTTGAATATAGCAAGTACCATCCCAATCAACTCTAAACTTTCGGCTAGATGGATTTACATTTGTACCAATAGCAAGAGGGTATTGGGTTGTTTTTGCAGATAATGTAATATATCTATCAGACTCAGAACGATTATCTTCATAATAAATTTCGCCCGGGTCGTATGGATCATTTGAAATTACATATTCCATACCTGTTGCAATATAATAACTTTCCCCATCTGCAAGACTTTCATCTTCTGATGTGTTCCAAGTTGAAGGAGGAGGGGAAACGCCATAATTTTGTTCCACATATCCTTCTTGATAATATTCATGCTCGGCATTATAAGCTAAGTTAGAAGTTACTTTAACAATATTACCTTGCATATAAATGAAATATTGCCCTGGATTTGCTTCATATTGCTCTTTAGTTGGATAAACTCTACTTAAACCTTCATTTTGAGTATAATAAGTTGTATTTTCATCAAACGTTGCTGTTGCAGAACATTTTGTATAAGTATCTCCATCTTTAATATAATAGTTAGATGGTACAAAAGTTTCTGCAGTTAAACCGATCGCGGCAGTATAAGTATGTTGATAATACTCATTAGTATCACTGTATACGTCAGTATCTTTACATTGATTATAAACATCTGGCGCTCTATAATAAAGAATGCCTGCCGCTTTCTTTCTATTAAAAGTAGCTTCATTAATAGCAAGAACTGGGACAAGACCCTTTTTAAAATATACTTGAGAAGAATCATAAGGTGTATTTAAATCAACTTTAGTATAGGTAATTTTTTGAACATAATAAGTTCCTGTACTATAACTTCCTGGATCGTCAATACGAATTTGGTCAAATCCGCCTTCTCTTTGGAGTTTAAGAATACCATCATCCAAATCTAAAAACATGCCAGTCTCATTTTCTTCTGTCCAAGCAGAAGATTTTAAAGTACCATTATTACCATCAAGTTCAATTCGTCCACGGCCGCTCTTACCAATAAAAGCAGTACCATCTTCTTTAAAAGCAAAGCTTAGTGCGCCCGCATGGAAACCATAAACACCAGTTTGTTTAGTTAAATCATCTGCGGTTGGAGTGTTACTCCAATCGCCAATCATAACACCATAAAAACGATTATCTTTATCTTTTCTACCTGCTGCAATTGCAGGAGAAAGAATATATCCTTTATCATATTCAATTTGAACTTCTTTACCATTCCACTGATTAATTGTCGCAGAAGGATATTCATTTTGCATAATTACAAAAGGCTGAATCCAAACAGGTTCAGAGGTTCCTCCATCCGCAGTATTTAAGAAACAATAAGCTCCATAAGGCTCTGCGTTCTTAATATACACATTAGCAGGTTTTAAAATATTGTTGCTAATTGTACCAATTAAATTCAATTCTTCTAAATATGGATTATGAATTTTCCAATTAGAAGAAATATTGGAAATAGCTGTTTCATCTGTTACAGTATCAAATTCTGTAATTTTATTTTCATCTGCACACCACCATAAAGAGAATTTATCTTTATAGTAAGTGGGATGTCCAGTAGTGTTATAAATAATTTCAGTTGGGCCAATAATATTTCTATATTGACGATTAGCGCGCAAAGGTACTGCTTTATAGGCAATTAAATTATAATCACCAAAACCAGTAACAGTTACTTTTAATACCAAAAAATATTTTGAATTTGCTGCAATAGACAGCGGAGTTGTATGAGATAAATAACATACATTTTTTGGGATAGTTGCATCAACTTCTAAATATTCAGCATTAAGGCGCTGAGTCAGTTTTACTTCTTCTCCATCATTTAAAGAATAATGTTTCCAAGACCAATAGCAACGAATATTTTTATTGGTTTCATCATGAAAATCAACTTCTCTATGAGAAGAGTCATATAGGTGTGCTGTCACTTTTAAAAGGTCTTCTGGGTCATTTGCGGTTAAAGCCGTCTTATTATTGTCAAAATCAATAACAATAGTAGCATCTGTACCATTTGTTCCCATAATGCCAAAAGTCAATTCTTTAGTGGCACTATAAATTAAACCATTTTTAAGAACAGTACATTTTACAGTATTATTTAATGCGGATGCATTAAATGTTTTATTTATTCGATAATCCTGCAAGGCATTAATAGAACCATCTTCCGCTCCCTTGCGAGTAATAAAAATACTATTTCCTCTTACTTTAATAATAGCGTCACTATAAAAACCATCTTGTTTATAACGAGCGCCATCATTTAAATCATCATTAGCATAAATCATTTCATAATTGGGAATAGTTTTATCTACATTAACCCACTCGCTATCATAAATAGGATAGTTATAATTAAACCCTTGCACAATAATCATAGAATTTTGCAAAGGAATTTCCCAAGTAATCTCTTTTGCTTCTTGTAAAGGTAAAGCAACCTGGTCTACATTATATTCATCAGCCAATAAAGTTTTATCTGCAAATCTTGCTTCAAATGTAAAAACAGTATTAGCAGTAATGGTTTGAATGTTTTCATTTGGCTGAATACTATCCATAAGTTCATTATTTTGACCATATCGACAATAATTGCCATAGCTGCCATCTTTACACCAAATAGATAAACCAGAAATAACTTCAGCAGTTGCAGTATTAGCGACTTCAACTTCATTTGAAAAAGTTAAAATATTGCTACGAATTACTTTTCCTTCAAATAAAACAATAGCTTTAATTTGTTCTATTGAAGTATTTGGTGCAGGATTTAAAGTATAATTAAACCAATCGTCAGTTTTTTCTATCGCAGTCCAATAGACTCCACTGTATTCATCGGCGCTAGGAGCGCCCATTTTATATCGATACCATCTAACTTCATATCCTTCTAATTGAGAGGCTTCTGAAATTACTGAAATATTACCATTTTCAAACAAATGAAGCCATCTTAAACGAATATGTTTTCTATTATCTGCTACCGCTACTTCATCACGAGTCTTGTATGTAGAACCATCAGTAGTAAATAATAGAGCCTGCTCAGAATCAAAATTAGATAAATCATAACCCAAACAAATATAAGGATCCTTTGTATGCAAATTAGGATCTCTTTTTCTGCCGGTTTGATATTTATAAGGAATTGGTTCTCCATCTTCATCAAAGAAAGAACCTGAATCTTCATAAAAATATAAACTCATTCCAAAAATTGCATTTAAGGAAGAAATATCATAAACTTTTTCTTGCTCAAAAAAGCTTTGAAAATTATATGGGTTACCATACATATCTGCACTACTTAAATATAATTCTGTTAATTGTGCATTAGCATAAAGCAAAGCCTTTGCCATGCTCATACATTTATTTGAAAACTTATCAATTTCATATTCCGCATTAAAACTTTGAATATAAGCTTTTTTGAAAGTTTCTTCAGTTTCTGTAATAGTTAATCCCAATTCATCAGCAACTTTTCCAAACCAACTTTCGGGAATAGTATTTAAAGGTCCAAGACCATATTCTTCTTTATTTAAAATTGCACTATAAATAAAAGCAATTTCTGGGACAGAGCCATTAGAAACAATTTCATCTCTACTTGAAAGAACTTCTAATCTATAACCATAGTTTCCTGAAACTGGTTTTAAAGATTTTATTCTACTTCTAAATTGACCTTGAATACCAAGTCTTTCAAAATCATAAAAGCCTTCTGAAAAAACTTTACTCCATACAAGAACTTCATCCATATGACGTCCAGTATCATATTCATCATTAGCAATAAGTCCTTTGGCTGAAACTTCTTCATCAATTAAATTTGCACTAACATCAATGATTGTATCAAAGGGCTAAGTAAAAATATAAGGAGTTTCATCATCAGCTACATATTTACCAATAATAATTTTTTGCTGATCATAATCTCCATTAGGAATTGTTACTTGCACAGAATCGTTAATTTTATAAGTTGTATCTTTAGAGAAAGCAACAAATTGCGCAGAACCATTAGAACAAGTATATCTATAATCTGCGGCGTGTTTATTATCTACAATTGTAGCGACAATTGTAGTGTCGTATTTAATATTTTTTAATCGTTCTAAAACGATCTAATCGACAGCTAAACAAATTTGCTCAGCAATATCTGCCATTATCAATTCCTCCTTTTTCTCTAATAATTTTCCTATTATATTTTAAGTTTTCAATATAATTTCATAATGTAATTTGGCCAATAAACGAAAATAAAGGGTGAGATATTTCTATCTCACCCTTCATATTATTTTCTATTAGCATATTGAGACGCTCTATTAACAAGATTATTAAAGGCTTCTTCAATTTCATTATGGTCTGTTGCATTCGGGAATTCTGCATAAATTTCAACTTTTTGTTCAAGAACTTCTTGAGAGGTTGTTACTCCAGGAGTACTCATAAGATTATATAGACTTGCAGATGTTGCTTGACTATCAATCAAAGATACCAAATCACGAATGAAAGAAATAGTAGATAATAAATTAGCAGTATCTCCTGCATTAAGAACAAGTTCTTTTTCATGCAAAATAGCAAGTTTTCCTTCTGGACCCCAGTCTCCTGTGTATCCTCCAGAAGAGAAAGTTTGAATACCTAATTTTTTAAGGATTTCATTAACTGCATCTTTATCTTCATACCATTTATTACTTGCTTGAGGATTATAATCGTCTTCTCCAACACGAGAACCATAATAATCTTTCTTTAAATCTTCTCCTTCAATTTTTGCTTCTCTTTGTCTTTCAAGTTCATTCCAAGTATCACTACCAACAGTTCCTCCAGCGGCTAAGTATCCAGCCATAACAGCTGAATAGTCTGTGTTTTTATCATATCCAAGACCGGCCTCTTCTTCAATTTGCTGATTAATAGCATCAATATAATCTTCATAGGTTTCAATTAAAGCCAGTAATTCTGCACGCTGTTCAGCATAAGCTTCAGTTTGCGCTTGAACCCAATCCAATTCTTCTTCAATTGCTGGAATAACTTCATCAACAATTGTATCTCTTAATTCAGCGCTTTCATCAGTCAATTCTTTAGTTGCTGTTGCACTATCTTCAAGAGCTCCCTCAACATCTTCATTAGCCTGTTCAGAAACTTCTGCCCACTGTGCAGTTTGTTCTTCAACAGCCACTAAATACTCATTTACTGCGTCTTTCCAATCTTCAGTATTTTGAGTCATTGCAGCATAATCTTTTTGCCAGTTATCTGCGGTAGCATCGGCATCAGTACGAACTGCAATGTTATAAAGATTTTGATAAGTAGTTAAAACGCCTTCTGGACCAAGATAATGATTAAGAATTTCTTCTTTTCTTCTTTCATACTCTTCTTCAGAAGCAATTTCACCATCTAACCAAGCTTGCTGTAACTCGGTTAATTGATTATACATTTCTTGAGTAGCTTGTAAATACTTTTCAGTAAATTCTTGCTGACCTTCAAGAGAAAGATTATATAATCTATTATCTGCATCTTCATAAGCCTGTTGAGCATCATCCACTTTATCTTGATCTGCAGTATAAACATATCCAAAATTACCTTCACTATCTCGGGACAAGCGAACAGTAGATTTTGCATTTTGAGCTTCTTCAAGAGCAATTTCAGCCAATAACAAATCATATTTAGCCTGCTGAATTTCTAACTCATATTGACTTAATTTAGTATTCTCTTGCAAACTCTTTGTTTCATCAATAAAGTTTTTAAGTTTTTGTTTTGCAACTTTATTATCTGTTTCATCTAATGCTTTACTTGCAGTGCGCATCAACTTGTTGGTTTCGTAGATTTGATTTGTTTTAGTTAAATATTCTTCTTGACGAGTATTTAATTTATCAAATTCATCCATGAGAGTATCAAAAGTAGTTCCACCAGTCAAAGATTTTTCAAGAACTTCAGCAATTTCCGCCATATTATTTTCAATAACTGCTTTCATTGCTTCGGCCCACTCTTCAGTAAGACTTAAAACCTCTTCTTGTGCGGCATCAACTTCATCAGCAATAGCATCCCACTCTTCTTTATAGAGTTCAGCGGCTGCATCGTCACCTTCTGCAATAGCAGCATTTAATTTAGCTTCAATGTCAGATTTTTGCTCAAGAAGCATATTGTAATACTCTTTAGAAACCTCTAATCGATCTCTAATAGTATCCGCTTTTCCTCCTAAGAAATCTCCAATTGCTTCATAGTTTTTAGATTTTCCAAGAATATCCATTAAGTTAATATAATGATCAAATACCTCAGTAAGATGTTCCATATGATCAGTATAGTCTTCAAGTTCACTTCTTGCCTCAGATAAAGTATCTTCATAGTAATGAAGCATCTTTTTATCTAATTCATTGAGAGCTTCAAGGCTGTCATAATAACCATCACGGACTTCTTTCAATCCTTCTATATAAGCTTCTTGTGAAATTTCTCCATTGGCATAAGCTTCATCTAATTTTGCTTTATGCTCATCATAAATACTTAAAGCTTCTTTTAATTCTGGGATTTGTTTGTTTAACAACTCCGCAGATTCTGCCATTTTATAGAAATTATCAGAATATTTATTTAAATAATAATCTAACTTTCTTAAATCTTCATCATTTATTTCTATTTTTAATTCAAGCTCATATTGTAAAATTTCATAATTATTATCTTGCCATTCATAAATCTTATCTTGAATTTCATTATCTATATCTTCAATTAATTCACGAGTTTCATCATATTGAGAAATAGCTTCTTTAACTTTATCAATTTTTTCTTTAAGATTTTTAATTTCTTCTTCTTGAGCCTCATCGGCCATGCCACCATTAGCAGTTTCTAAAGCGTGGAGCTGATTATAGAGACCTTCCATAATGGTTTGATAATTAGTTAAATTACCATTTTCATCAGTAGTAAATTGGACTCCAAATTCAGACGCGGCGCTTTGAAGATCTGCTAAGTCTGTAGCTAAATAATTTTCAGCTTCTTCTTTTTTCTTCTCCAATAAGCCAACTTCTTCTTGTAACAAAGAATTGACTTCACGCATTTTCTTAATTTTATCAAGTCCATAAAGTCGGTCTGCAGCTTTAGAAGCATCATCTAATGCATCTGATACATCATCAATTTGATCTTCTATTTGCTTATATCTATCAACAATATCTGTTTTTTTAGTTTGATCTACTTTTTTAGGTTCGCTGCCTTTACTACCGCTACCTTTTTTACCTCCAGAAGATCCAGGAGCTTTTCCTCCTGAATTTGACTTGGAATAATTGTTCATTGAGCCAGTGGCTTTTTTTCTTAATCCTTGAATCTGAGGAGGTTTACCATCACCACTGAAGCTAACCAAAGGCATGGTTGTTTCAATTGGAGTTGGTGTTAATGGTTTAGTTTCACTATGCCAAGTAATATTAGGATTAATTTTAGGAATTTTATAAGAACCAAGAGGTCCTAAATCTAAATCAGAATAGCCATTAAATAAAGAGAAATGATCTAAATAGCTAGTTGTTTGAGTGTTAGTATCAATTTCACCAGGAGCTTCAACGTCAGTAACATTATATACTGGTTCATAACCAATACCAGCAAAATATGCATTTGCTTCATCGGCAGTCATACCAGATTGAGTTACTAAGTTGTTTGCAGCATCAATAAATGCCTGATCTTGTAAAATTGCACCAACTTCAATATCTGGAATCTCAGCATTAATTCGCTCTAACTCTGATTTTAATTTATTATCTAATTCAAGAATTTCTTGCTGTAATTCTTCTGGCTTAGTTAAAGAAACTTTTTGGATAATCTCTTCATCCATTTGAGAACGTAAGAAATCAATAGCTTCAGCGTCTCCTTGAGAAGCCTTTTCAATTTCTTCCAAATGGTCTTCAACAAAGCTGCTAGAAATTAAATCGGATTCTACATCAAGAACATTACTTAAAGATTTCTTGATATTAGACATAGCACTAGCATATTCAGCACTTTCTTTACTACTCTTTTTAAGAATATCGCTCCACTCTTCAAAACCGTCTGCTAAGTCATCGATACCCTTATTCATTCGAGTTATTTCAACAGCTAAATCTGCCGCACTCTTTGCGTCTTCTGCTAATCTTTCATCTAAAATCTCAGATTCTTTTGCAATACTTCTTAAATGTTCAGCATATTCTTGCATTTCAGCAGCAGCTTCATCATCTAAGCCTAATCCCTTCGCCGCATTGGTAAAGAAATCATTCATTGCTAAAATCTCGCCTTGAGCATTTAGCTCTTGAACTGCATCTTTAAATTGACCAGCGCTAATAGCACCTTCATTTAAAGCTAAAGCTTGGCGTAAAAATGCTTCTGATGTTAAATCAATATATTGAGTATCAGTTTGGAAATTTTCAAATCCTTGCTCTGTGTCAACGTTCCAGGTGTTAGCAACAGATTTAAATACTTCATCAGAATTTCCTTCAAAGTCGGTGCCTGTTAAAGCATCAGCAAGTCCTCTTTGGAAATTATCTAATTCGGCAAGTTCTGTAACGTCTAAATTAGCAACTGAACGACCTAAAGCAGCACCAATACTCTTTTCAAAACCTTCTTCAAGTTTTGATTCAATTTCTGGTCCACTATATAATTCAGTTAATGCATTATAAACTTCATCTTTAGAGTATTCAATTTCTTCTCCATCAATTTCAAGAACCATTTTTCCATGACGTTGAGCAACATATTCAACATCATCGCCTTGAAGATTCATGAAGTCTTCAATCATACCCCATTCTTCATCATCTTTATCATAATTAATATGTTTATTCCAGTTACCAAAATCAAGTTTTACATCTTCCTTAGCTTTATTCTTAATTCTGGTAATTGTATCTTCTCCAACTAAATCTCTAACTTCATCTGCACTTCTAGTAGATCCAACAGCAGTTGCACGAGATTGAATAAGAGAATCTTCTAAGATGTTAATTTGCTTGTGAATATTAGCATTCTCTCTAATTTGCTCTTGGTTATCCAAAAGCATCTGATAAAATTTCTCAGAATCAACTTTATCTTTAATAAGGAAAGAAGCTTCATCACGAAGGCCTTTTAGTAATGCATTTGCTCCTTCTTTAGTAAATAATTGCTCTCCAACACCTTCAGTTTCATAATACTGTTGAATTGCATCTGCAACTTCATCGTCATATCTGCCGCGAGCAATTTTATTCATTCCCTCAAAATCATTTTGAGAAACTTCGATTTCTTGCTTTTTGACAGCAATTTGATTTGCAGTATTTACATTTTGAGCTGTTTGAAGTCGCATACGATTTTCTTTCTCAATTGCATCGATGCCAGCTTCAGTAATTTTTAACATGCCATCTTCAGTAGCATATACCTGATCAGAAATTAAATCAGGATATTTTTCCAGAAGCTTCATTACTTCTGCATTTACATTTGTAATGGCATTATACCACTCGTCAGTACCACGAGTTAAATTTTCTATAGTTTCATATGCAGAATCTAAACTTTCAAGAGCAGCTTTTGTTTCTTCAACAGACTCTGTAACTCTAGCAAAAGCATCTGCACTTTTTTGAGCTTCCTCTTGTAAAGTTTTTAATTTTCCTTCAGGAGTTTGAGATTGGAAATATTGGAAAGCTTTTACAACTCCCATGACAATTCCAACTAAAAGTCCAATAGCCGCTATTACAAGTCCAATAGGCCACAATACCGTATACAATACAGTTCCGAAGGTTGCTGTAGCTCCGGCTGCAATTCCTGCCGCGGTTGCTTCAGTAGATAGACCCAATGCATGAGCAATAGCTGCGGCCGCTGCCGCCATTGACTGAATAGATTCTTTACTGAGAGCCATTGTTAACATTGGAACAATAGTTGCAAGACCCATCATTACAGAACCGACTTTTTCCCATGCTGATGCATCTGGATTAGATACTGTATCCCAAACTCCTCCAAGAGTTTGGATGATGGAGATAGTTGCCATAGTTGTATTGGCAATGTTAACCATATGATCAGCCCAACCCTTTTGAGCACCATTAGATTCTTTAATAGAATCTGAAGCGGTCTTTTGAGCTGCTGCTGCCTCTTCTGTTGCTTTATTTACATCTCTTTGAGCCTCTGCTCTATCATACATGGAATCAACTAAATCATCAACATCTTTAACATCTACTCCCAGGTCAACAATACCTGCATGAGAGTCGTCCATGATATTATTGACGTGAGCAACAATTTGAACCAGTGTTTGTTCTAATTCTTCTCCCTCTAAATCACTAGCTTTTAATCCATTAACAAATTTTGTTAAATCTGCATCTGCCATTTTTCGAGCTTGCTTTTGGATATATTCCAATTGCTTGTCTGCTTTTTTTCCTTCAGATTGCATTTTTCTTAATTCAGCAGGAAGATTTGTCTTTATGTTAATACCATTCTTTAATTTCTTTTGAAATCCATCAAATTCAGCTGTAACTTGTTTAAGATTTAATCCATTATCTAATGCATTTTGAGTAATAGATGTTTTTACATCAAAAGTTTTATCGCTAACTTTTTCTTTTTGTTGATCTAAATTTTCAGCCGCTTTAATTTTATTTTCACCAAGAAGTTTTGCTCGGTCCATTAGAGTCCTATTAGTTTCTAACTCAATTTCGCTCATTCGATCAGCTTTATCTAAAAGTTCAGATTGCAATGTTAGCTGATCTCTTAAAGCTTCAGATCTAGCTTTTTCTTCTCCAGTAGTATATTCTTTATTCTCAGTAACGCCCGCAGCTCTATCTAAAAATGATTTTCTTTCATTTTGAATTTCTTCTCTGCCTTTAGCGGTTAACATTTTCATACTATAGGCAGCATTTGTCAAGCTTTGAGATAACTGATTATGAAATACTTTAGTAATAACAGCTCCTAAAGATACTAAAACGCCTTCAAGACCTCCGACACTATCAATAAAAGTTTTAATGCCGTTTAAAAGTTTTTCTATGATATTTAAAAGGTCAATAAAAGCTTCATCATTGAGTAATTCTCCATAAATGGCCTCTGCCGCAGCTCTTACTCGAGCTTGTGCAGCTTCCCATGATTCTGCGTAAATTTCAGCCTGTTTATTAAGGGCTCCCTCAGAAGTTTGTGCTGTTAATAAATTTTGTTGATAAAAATCAAAATTATCCATCAAAGAAACCAATTGGTTATATTGACGAACACCAGCTACAGTTTGAGCTAAAGCCACTTGCTGGTCTTTGCTTAAGGATTGCCATTTAGCACCCATCTCTTCAAGGATGCTATCCATGTCTTTTAATCCTCCAGCAGCATCATAAATGGAAATTCCTACTTTAGCTAAAGCTTCAGAATACTTATTTAAAGTAGTACCATCATCAAGAGTTTCTCCTAAATTTAAACCTTGAATACGAGCAAAAATAGTTTTTAATGCTGTACCAACTACCTCTTCACTTTGACGAGTAGTTGCAGTAATAGTAGCTAAAGCTGCAGCTGCATTATCAAAGCTTAAACCAATCATATCTGCGATAGATGCAAACTTCTCTAAGCCGCCTGCGATTTCATCTGTACTAGATGCTGTAGCCGCACCAAGAGCTGTCATTGCATCAGCGTAGTGCTCTAAAGATTGACCGCCTTCTTCATAGAAGTTATTCCAAACAGCAGTTAACTGGTCAGAAACGATATCAGCACTTTCACGAGCAACATTAGCCATTTTTACAGTAATATCAGCACGCTCCTTAACTTGCTCTTCATTTAAACCCTGTTGGTAGTAAATTAAAGCCGCATCTGTATAATTAGTGGTAGTAGTGCTGAGAGCTTTTGCAGCCTTATTTGCTTCTTTTGCAAACTTAGCCATCTCTTCAGTACTATTTCCTGTTACAATGCGGATATTATTTAAAGACTCATTTAAATCTTGAGCGTACCCATAAGCAGAAGAAACGGCACCCATAAATCCATGTAAAATACTTGAAGAAATCTGCCAACGAGCAGTATTTTTTAAAGTAGTCCACATTTCTGTTAATGCAGCATTTGATCGTCTAATAGGAATCTCTGCATTTGCAACTGATGTAGCTAAAGCCTAAAAAGCTTTCTATCCGTCTGGACCTAAAGATCTTAATTCTTCTCCATACTTGTCTAAACTTTTTCCACTTTTTTTCAATGAATCATTTAATTTTGAAAAATCTAAATTACCAGTTTTAGTATTCATGGCTTTATTTAAATGGGTTTGAAGTTCAGCGACAGATTTTGTTGCTTTTTCAATATCTTTACTGAGACCCAAGCCATCGCCATCAATAGAAGACTGATTTATTAAATGTGTCAATTGAGTTTGCAAATCTTTCAATTGAGCTCTCGCCTTTCCGGTATCGGCGGTAAATGAAAGATTAACATTTAATTGTTTAGCCATTTATTTTGCTCCTTTCTCTCCTAATTTTTTATTTTGCAAAATAAAAAATTGGGGATAAGAGTAATACTACTCTTATCCCCAATTACTCCTATATATCTTTAAAAAATAAGATAATTTAATGGATTTAATTAGCCCAATTTAGTCAAAACCTGTTTTAACAATTCCATATTTTTAGGATCTGCCAACTTCTGTTGAATTTCAGTTGCATTTAAATTTAATGCACTATAATCAGCAGATACAATATCTAAAATACCCATCACAGAATTGCGATATGTATACACTGCATCAATACTATCAGAAACTCCGCAAAGTACTTCATGATATTCTTCTTCTGGAATCATAGATACAACTTTCTTCACTAAGCCAGAAGAAATTAACATATCATATAATTTAGTTGGATCTTCTTTTTGTTTGTCTGTAAAATTAATATTAGTATAAGCATACATAATTTCCAATGTAGTAAAAATACTAACTTTTACAGGATTAGCAAAATTATTATCATCATGAGATAAATTAATAACATTACTAATCAATTCTAATTTTTCATTAACTGGTAAATACTGTTTAACTTCAATGTCTTGTTCATTAAAGTCAACAATTTTAACATCTTGATTTACTTTCAAACCAAGTTTTGTAAGTGAAACTTTTGCCATTTCATTTACCTCCTTTTACTCTTCTTATTATATTGTAACATAATTTTTTTGTCTTGTCAAGTTATTGCACTCTTGGATCAATAATTTCTAAAAGTTCATCTGTGGTGTTATTAACTAAATCAGAAATATGGTTACGGGTTTTCGCTCTTGAAGCTAATTTTTGTTGAATTTTTTGCAAAGAATCTGGACCAAAATCTTCCATAAGAATTTGATTCGCCAATTTTTCCATCTGTTTTAAACCAAGAGCTGATGCATCTGCAGATTTAATACCATACTCAATATTTCCAACACTAACGTCACCTTTTAATAAACCTGACATATTATCTACCGCTGCTACGCCTTGAGCAAAATCTCCAATATTATACTCCATACTTTTTTTAAATGATGGAGACACTTTATTTAAAAATACAAAAGCAGCATAAGCCTCATTAATATCGCCCTCAGCAGAAATAGTCATTTTCTTCCAAGAATTACCAGGCTTCCACATGAGCAATCTTAAATTTTTACTTCTGCTGATACGATATCTTGCAAGTACTTCTGAATATGTAGTTTTTAATCCTGTCAAACTAAAATTCAAATTTGATTCAGTAATTTCTAAATGTTTTAATGACTTTCCAAGATCATCACTTGTAACTTTATAACGAGCAGACAATTGATTCGAACTACTATAGTCAAATCGTAATATTTCTTCAGAAGTCATTTCATAAAGTTCTGGTCCAGAAGCTCCTTCAACTACAAATATCATCTTTACTTGCTGACCTAAAAATTCATTTAATTTATTTTGAAATTCAAAACTGGCATGATATAATTGCTTTGGAATATCGCTAATTAAAAATTCATGGACTTTTTCTTTATTTTTAACATATTCATCGACCTGTTGGACATTTGTTTTTCCAACTTGACGTCGTATTTGAGATTGTCTTTTTAGCGTTTGAGAAAATAATTTTAATCTACCATCTAAATCGTCAACAATTCTCTTATAATCTAAAGCCGCTTGTTTTAAAAACTCTAAATCTCCTTTATGTTCTAAAACAACATTTTCAGACATTTCTTGAATTCCTAACTGTTCTGCTTCTGCAGCAATATTTGGAATCACTAAATCCATACGCCTTTTCCTCCTTTAAACAAAAATAAGGGGAGAGATATTTCTATCTCTCCCCTAAATTTATATATTTATTCTCTATTAACCAAGAATAATGTCGTGTTTCTTACCTTCATCAGTCAAATTATGGATAGTATCAAGACGATAGAGATCTTCGCCAGTTACGTCCTTAATAATCTGAATTGCAGCAAGAACCTTCTTACTATGGTCAAATCTTGTATAATCTGGGAATGCATCCATAGTGAAAGTGAAAGTGGATGGATCGCCAGAAGAAGCCATAGTAAATGTAAAGTTAGACTGAATCTTGCAGTTAGGAATGATAAATTCTGCAGGCATGTCAACACCGTTCTGATCACGGAACAAAGTAGAAGCTTCGAGATAGTAGTTACCACCGAACTTGTCAGGAGTAATTTCGATCTGCATTGCACCACCAATGTGTTTTACATAATAATCAACGATTACGCTATCAAAAGCACCAACAGCAGTAAGGTCTGCATCAACATCATACTGATCTTCAGAACCAGCATCAGTCTCAAGAGTATCATAGTTTTCATGTCCAGCTACGTTCAAGAGATAGTAAACTTCGCTACCCTCTTCAACCTTGGTAACATCACCATGAACAGGAATGTAAGGCTCAGAAACGATTTCACCATTCTTAACTAGCATTACATAAGCATAGTTACCTTCAACGCCAACAGAGTCATCAGTCATAATTGGCAAATAAGGCTCTTTGCTCAACTTAATAGTAATACCTTCCTGAGTTCTAGAAATCTTAGAACCATCAACAGTTTCAGTTACGTGCTGATAAACAGGCTTATTTTCAGCGGCCTCAATAAGACCAGCACCAGAAAGAATCATAAAGCCTTCTGGAGAAATCAAAGCGTCCTCCATAGTGAAAGTTACAGTTCTCTCACCTTCCCATGCAACGAGACGAGAGTTACCACGACCACCCTGTGCATATACAGTGGTAGCAGCGCCTTCCATAGTAGAAGTTTTTAAAGTGTCGAAATAAAGAACTGGCTCGTTCTTATAGAAAATCTTATTACCAATCTTCTGAGGAGCCTTTGCCTTCAAAACAACGTCACAAATTTCGCGAACACCGAATTTCATAGGTTATTTTCCTCCTTAAAAATTAATGAATGTTTTTCATCCAATTATCGGGACGATCATCTGGCTTGGCTCCAGCCAAACGAGAACGAATATCAATGTCCCAACTAATATAAAGCTGATATCTTTCCACTAAATCATATAACTAATACATGGTTAGTTCCATTAATTCTTGCAGAGACATGGATGAAAGTCCAACAGTTAATATAGAAAGATATTGGCTGAATATACTAGCATTAGCTGAACCGTTTTGTTCAGCAACTCTTTGTCTACCTCTCATTAACTTTTCAGCAATCTCACGAGCTTTTTCATTTGCTGGATTAAAACCTGCCTGCTGATTATTTTTATTAGAAACACAAAAGACTTGTTTTAAAATTTCTTGCAAAAACTCGAAATTTGATTCATCAATTGTTGAAGAATTCTCTTTTCCTTGTAAAAGAATTGATCGAGGGGTAAACATAATGTTATGATTAGGAAATAAAAGTTGTAGTAATTGCTGAGTTGCTAATTTCTTATCTTTTGTCTCCTTCTCAGACATTATCGTCATAAATATCTAAAAATTACTTGTATTCTATAAAAGTGTTTTGTCCTGACGTAAAAGGTTTTTGTCTACGTTTAAGCATTGTATTGCTACAAAAAAATCTGCTTCTCCAATAAGAGCAATTTCTTTCATTTTCGGCTAATGCACGGCCGCTTGAATCTCAGGAATAGGGATGTCCGACCCGCACATTAGCGCCAATCGAATATCATTCATTTTTGGCCCATTAATTCTTTAAAGTCTTTTTCAAACTGCTCTTGATCACGAGGATTGAGCATATCAATCTTGTCTTCTTCGCCATGAATAGCAGAGTACATTAAACATAAACCAGCGTATTCGTCAGTAAGAATTATTTGATTCGCACCTAAGAATTTTAAAGTACCGATTCCAGTTAAATGTTTTTCATTAAACATTGAATCAATTTCCGCTGCAATTTTATATGGACGCAATTGGAAATCTTTTAGGCCCCACTGGTCAAAATGACAAATAATGTCAAATTCAATAATATTATCTCTAAACTCTGGATTTGTTGCATTTGGTGTAAAATTATCAAAGCTAACAATAATATAATTCAATACTGAATTATCGACATAAAGTTTAGGAATTAATTTAATATTTTTACCAATAAGATCATAGGTTTGATCCTCAGTCAAAGCAGGCATCTCTAAACATCTTGGTGTAGTATGATGCAACAACTTTTTTAATCGAGGATTTCTTAGCATCATATTGGTAATAAGATGCATATCTTTTTCCATAGATAGGAATGAAGATTTAGGCATCGGATCTTTATTAATCTTCATTTAACATACTCTCCTTTTACTCAAAACAAAGACTCTACAACAATAGTCTTTTTAAACACCTTTGCATAATAGAGATCAAATTGACCGCTATATGTGTCATGCCAACGAAGTCTCACAGTTTTACCATTTTGCTCTAAGCTTACAGGGACGTCTTTATCAACAGACCATTCTCCCACTTTATTACCGACATAAGTAAATTCATACTCACGCTTAGGTTTAATAAATGTAGGACCTGTAATATTTTCTTCTTGTTCTTGTGTGTTTGGAGATACTGGTTCGGCAATTAATGCACCAACCAAGCCATTTTCTAAATCATCTTCAGTTTCATTAGCATAATACTCAACGGCATTAATCTCTAAAACACCTGGCATACTTAGCCAGTCTACTGCCTCAACTCGCCAGCAAATATTATAATCTTTATCTCCTTGGAGATAAAATTTTTTATATCTTTGAAAATATTTCACCGCAGACTCAGTCTTTGGCATTAATATATTTAAAGAAAAGTTTGGAGTGTCAACACTGATTCCATGTTTCTGAATATAATTAATTTTTGTTTCTACTGGACCTCTAATTGCTGCATAAGCTTTATGAAGACCATCTTCATCTTCCCATGAAATTTCATCGGAACATTTACGAATATCTCCTCTAAAATATGCAAGCTCGGTTAAATCTTGAAGATAAACAAGCCAATAGGTATTAGTTCCAATCCATTCAAAAACAGTGCCGGGTTCAAAATCATGTTCGAATCCAACAGAGATGATTTTGTCATCATAGTCCTGTTTTAATTTATTTGGATTAATTAAGGCTCTAACGTGCTCTTCTGCAGTGGAGTCAGTCTTAATTACATTCGCTCCTTGGTATGAATACCATAATGCTCGATCTAGCGATCTACGCTTATCGGCAATCATTCTATCTTGCTGAAAACTGCCGCCTTGGTAATTGATTCGAGCGTCTTGGACACCTCCGAACTTTTTACGAGGCTTTAAGCGTTTAAACTGATTTTCAATACCAGTTAAATCGGAGTCGAGAATGGTATCAACTGTTTTGTATTTATCATATACTCCTAAACGTCCTTGAATTAATCTGTATCCCAACTTTTCACTAAGGTCATACCCTCGTGACACGGTTAATCTCCTGAAGTAAATTTATAGCTTCAAAAACAGTTTTTCGATACAAATCAAATTCAATTTCTTCAGTATGTTGCAATCCTTCTAGTTTACTTAACAGCTATAAAAATTGTGGGTATGAAAGGAAAATTTCATTCAGACCCACAACTTCTAAAGTAACTGTATCCAATTGTTTACGCCAATCTTCATCATTTTCTCTCATTGGAATTAATTTCCAAAGTTGATTAGTTAGGCGTTTAACATTTTTATCAATGTCATTAGCTGAGAATAAAAAATCATATTTAGTTAATAGCACTTGTTTCTCGTAAAACTGACCAGTTAGATGAATAACCATCTTTGGAAAGTTTTCTCCTTTTATAAAGTCTTTGCATATGGAAAGAATCTCTACGAGACTCTGTCAATAATGAAAGCAATTTAGCCAAGTGATTAGCTTGTGAAGTCATTTTAAAATCAGCTCCACTATATTTCATTCTTGTATTCTCAATAGAAGTGACTTGACGTTGAACCCAAGCCTGTTTCATTAACAGTGCTAAGATGTTAACTTCTTCAGAGCTTAATTCAACATTAAAACTAGAACGATCGACTAGAACGTTAGGAACTTCTGATAATTCCCCAGAATCATCTTCCCAAACTACACCCAAAACAAAATCTTCTTCTACGATTTCATCTTCGGCAATCTTTACAACCGAAATATCATAATCATAAAGATTAATTCGTGGAAATTCAAATCCAGGAATTGCATCAACTAAAAGATTTTGCAAATCCTTAATTGTATCTTCTGGAGTTAATTCTAGATACATATCATCAGTAATTTTTCCAAGAAAGCGGTTATATACTGTTGCAAATTTAGTTCCCAAAATTTACAACCTCCTTTCTTGAAGATTACTCAGCAGTTTCTTCCTTCTTTTCAGTAGGAGTTACTACATTATATTTAGGAGCGGTTCTGCGCTCTGGCGCAGCAGGCTCCTCTTTCTTAACTCTGCGCTCACCAGAAGTTTTGAGGATTGTATTCTCGCCATCATCTTCCTTTTCTTCCATCACGTGCTTAAGAGCAGCATCGCAATCAAAACCAGTCTTTGCTTTAAGAGCAGATTTCTTCTGATAATCAGCAAGAGGTAAACTTACACTCATCTTCTTAATTAAATCAATAACGCCTGGAGGAGCGAAATCAAGACAGTCAAGGAATTCATCAATGGAACCATTAATCATAAGATTAGCAATATCTTTTTCACTCATATGATATTCAGGCTGAGGATTTAAGCCAACCTTCTTAATTGCTTCTGGTTCCATAATCTGCAAAAAGCCAGCAAGCATTGCCATGCCACCGGGCTGATAGGTAAGCTTTTCAAGCTCTTCGGCACTAATCTGCTTTACTTCACCAGGGGCAAAACTACGACGAACTCCAAGCTCAGGAATCTTATAAACAGCCACTCCGGCACTTCTATTTTTAACATTGTACATTGTACTCATTTTAATATCTCCTTTATCACAAAAATAAGAAAAAGGGGAGTAGGGGAATACCCCTGCTCCCCTCTAATTATATTAATTATTCGGTTATTAATTAAGCGTTAGGATAGGTCATATCAATGTATGCAGTACTATCCCACTTAGAACCCTGAAGGTCATACTGACCAGCAAGAGCCAAGTCAACATAAGCACAAATGTTGTTAGCCAACAAAGCAGTTACGCCAACCTTTTCATAAACCTGAATCTCACGGCTACGATCCTTGTTAACATATTCGTCAACAATAGCGCCACCCTCAAAAGCAATCTTAACAGGCTTACTATCAGCACCGGCAGGAATAATATAGCAATAACCAGGATCAATTACTTTGCGAGTATTGGACTCGTCTTCAAGACCCTGAGGAAGAATGATAACCTTGCGGCCCTTATAAGTAGCAAGATGACCAGTGTTCCAAAGCTCATTCTTCATGGACTCGGTATATCTCCAGCCCTCAGAAGGAACCATCTTAACTGCGAACTCGTAAGTGCAGTAAATAGAAGGCTCGCCATAAGCAGAAGCAATAACAAGAAGACGATCAAATTCTTCTTCGTCGAAACCAGTAGTAACAACGATATTTGCAGGAGGAAGCTGATTTACTGCAGCCTTAAGAGCATGGCCGACTTCCTTAAAGATAAGTTCGTCCATACCTTCCATAACGATAGCGGTAACTTCAGCGAAGTCAACACGACCATCAAGGAACTCTTCGAAGCCAATCTGAGCAGCTCCGCCGATAGCAGAGGTGCGGACTTCGAAGCTCTCAGCCTCAGAAGGACCGAGCTTAAAGACTTCATAAATACCAGCAAGTCCAACGCGAGTTACGAACTGCTTAGCACGAGAACGTGCATCTCTCTTACGACGGAAAATAGGCTTGTCGCCCTGCTTGAAGGTCTTAGTCTCAGCAAACTGCATATAAGCCTGCTCAACCTTCTTAGGAAGGATTTCGTTAATTGTCTCTTCGATTAAAGAGAAAATCAAATTTTTATTCTCACGATATAGAGAATAAGTACCAGCGTATTCATTAAGCTCCTTACGGAGAGTTTCATTCAACTGGTCATAGCTGAAATTCTGATCACCATAGCTATAAGAAACTGGAGCAGAAGGATCAGCCTTAGCAACTTGCTTCATTAAAGCAACTAAATTAGCTCTATCTAACATTACTCTTCTCTCCTTTCTTACGCGATACGCATGATCTTAACGCCACGCTGATGGTCGGGCATTGTATAAACCTTAACTACCTGCCAAGTCATCTTTTCATCAGAACCTGGTTCAAGAATACCCTTCTCGCCAACCTTCAAAGTTGCACCGAGAGTGAGCTCTTCAGGAGTTGCATTAATCATATTAGTAGTATAATGGTCACCAACGTTAGTCTTAAATACACGAGGAACCATAGTGGTGCCAGCAGGCATCATCTTTTCTTTGTAATCACGGAGCTTCATGAAGAGTCTCTTAGAAACTTCATCAAGATCAGGAGCATTTACATCATCAAGTTCATAATAATCATGAACAGTAGAAGCAACAGAATAATCAGCAGCAGGATGATCCTCATCAGCCTGAACCCACTTCTTATTTACTTCATCATAGGCCAACTCGCCAGTAAGAGTCTGGAGAGTGCCAGTAGCATTGTCATAAGCCTCTCTCTTACCCTGTAAGAAACGAGTAGGACCATACATCTCCTGCATTACAGTACCATCAAGTGGGCTGTAAACACGAGCTTGATAGTTACCCTTCAACATTGCGAATTCGCAATCTCTCTGGAAATCTCTATAAAGTTTAATTTCATTATAAACAAGCATCCATTCGCCTTCGCCAGTAAAATTAACGAGGCCATTGGCATAGTCGTACTTTACAAACTGACCCTGTTCAAGAATCTCAATATCAGGATCGGCAGGCAACTGAGCATAAATCTGACCAGTGTACTGAGCAGACAAATGGTTTGGCTCGACCTGACCAAATCCTACTTCAGGATACTTAGCCTGAGATGTAATACGACTCTTTAAAAAATCTGTCATCATCTTAGATTTTCCTCCTTAATAGTTTTTTTATTTTACATGGACTTTGCGGTTTCACGCAAAGATTTTACCCATGCTGGAACATTTGCTTCATCACTATCGTTATTATTCAAATTATAAACGGTAGGATTTCCGCTGTTCTTATTATCTTCGTCAAGGTCGAAACTCACCTTGTTGCGAACACAAATAATAGAAAGCTTTGCCTCAATGTCATCCACTGAGTAAGTGTCAATATTAGCAATTACGTCAGCCTTATCCTCGTCAGAGAGCATATAGAACTGATCAATCATAGCCTGCTTATCTTTCTTTTCAGCTTCTAATTTGAAAGCCTTTAAAGGTTCGACTTCAGACTTAAGGTTTTCATGCTCAGTTTCGAGAGCACTAAACTTTGCTTCTAATTCTTCATACTGAGCCTTTAGCTCGGTATATTCAACAACCTCTTCAAGATTATAGGTCTTCTGAGGTCCGTCTTCATGGTTATCTTCATCGTCGCACTCGCACTCTGCAAGAGGCTTGCCGCACTTAGGACACTTTTCTTCTTCGCCACCTTCTGAATTATCTTCAGAATTGTTATTGGCGTTTTCACCATCTTTGCCCTCTTCTTCTTCCTTTTTCTTATTAGCGTACTCAGCCTCAAACTCTTCAACAGCGTCAAGAGCAAACTGAGGCTCTTCGGCAGGAGTATAGGACTTAGTAACTTCGATTAAGGTGTCGGAAGGAACAAAACCAGTATCTTCAGTAAGAGCGAAATTTAAGCGATAATACTTCATGTCAGAGCGACTCTGAAGAACAGCAAACTTCTGTCCGTTATCCTCAAAGATTCCTTCAATGCGGTAAACAGAGCAGTAGCAGTTCTGTGCATCGGGATAAGTCTTTTCGATGTGACTATAAAGTGCACTCCATAAAGCGTCACCGATTTCCACTGCATATCTTGTAAACACTTCTTTGGCTCCTCCTTCTTTTAAATATTCTTTAAGTTCATTCATCATAGCAAAAAGTTGATTCTTAAAGCTATCATCGAAAGAAAACTCAATCTTTGCAATTTGGGAGCCTTCGAAACAAGGTTCGCAGTCCTCACCTAAAATACAAAGTTTTGAGACTATTGCCTCATTAATAATAAAAAACTATGGTTTTCCATTATCATCTTTTGTCCATGTCGCATCTAAATAATTTTCAGAAAGTTCCATAGACTGGTTATTTCCTTTGTCAATAATTCTTTGACTTTCTGGATATTGACCTGTCCAAATGTACCCTTCTGTCATTAGATACTCATGTTCATTTACGCCATCGTCTAAAAATTTCTGGAACCAAACCTTTGCATTCATATCAACGAAACCATAAGGTCTGGTAGTGTCTTTAATTTTAAACTCGCCATTAGAGATATCAATTACACGATTGTGCTCTTCGAAATCTTCTTTAGCTTCGTTATAAAAACCAACAATTGGGCTACCTGGCAAGCTATTCGCCATTTGGGTAGCCACTTCTTTCGTAATAATACTTCTGTTGCGATTAGGTTCTTCACCAACATAACAAACCTTAATCTGACACTTAGAAATTAAAGGGTTGACAGGAGTTACATTAATAAACTCACAAGGCGTATCTAATTTAATGCTTGTATGTTTCATAATATCCTCCTCAGCTCATTGATTCTTTATTCTAAATTGTTTTTTCACTTTTCTGATCATCGGCCTTTTCAGGACGCCCGACCGTCTTTGATTCCGTAGAGTTTTTCTTCGTTCCTGAATTATTTTGAGAATTAGAACTTGCACTTGAATCTTTTTTACCCAAAATATCTTCACTACTTAAAGTAGAACTCATTAATGGAGGAATCATAATTTCACTTAAATGCAATACTTCATTTTCAAAATGAGCAGTATTAAGAATGAAACTTTGTGAATGTCCAAGAGCAATCTGTGGTAACATTTTAGAATAGCCAAGCTGAGTTTGCTCTTTATAAAGCTTGGATAATGCTTGATAATTATACTGTGTGGTTTCCAAGAAATAAATCTTGAAATTATACTTTTTAATATTAGTATTCTTTTTCTTGATAACTCTATCCATAAACATATTAAACTGCAATAAAAGATTTCTTACAGTAGATTCATCATTCAAAATGGACTTTTCAAGAGATAAATTACCATCAGTATTAAAAATATTTTTAGAAATACCTAAATTGTTATAAACCGTTCTTTCTACCTTTTCCAAATCGTCTTGACTTGCAGTAGTATTTTTATCAGACAAGTCAATAGAATCAACATCAGTAAAAGTAGTTAAAACGTCAACACCAATAGCACGCTTTAACATTTCAACTGCATTATTATGGATATCTCTAGCTTCATCAACGTCAAAAATCAAATCACCATTTTTATCCATAGGTAACTTCTGAACAATAATTTTCAAAAGTTTCTGCATTTGTTTGCGTCTATCTAAATCTTGGGCTGCATCCAAATCCAACATAGCTGGAATTGAATTTACAAAAATTGGAACATCGCTATTTTTGAAATTAAATTTAACGGTATTATTTGGATCTAACAAATACCAACCAGAGTTTGTCATACATGCTCCAAAAGGTCTGCTGGTATCTTCTGTATCAACAAGCTTACCTTGCTTATACAGCATATAACCTTTTGCAAACTCTTCTGGGAATAATTTAAGAACCTTCATTCTATAAGCCACATTTGGAATAGTGTCGAAGAATCTCATGTTAAACTCGATTGCGGGATTTGTCCCAACATAATATCTTGAACGGCAGAAATCAATTGGCAATTGCTGCAAAACCAATCCATCTGGACTGTCAACAATATAACCATAATAGCAACCATTCTTAATAACTTCGAGGGCAATATCTCCGCACATTTTCTTCAAATAAGAATTATCTAAATAGTTTAAAATCTTTGAAAAATCTTTCAAAATCTTTTCTTCTTTTGTTCCATCATCGTATACTTCTGGAACAACATACCAATCGTATCTATAAAGATATGCAAAATAATCACATACGCGTTGATACATACCACTTACATTGTAAAACAAATTTGAAATTCTACGAAGTTCCTTTAAATCATTTACAGCTAAAGCCTGCAAAATCATTCGTTTACTAATACCATTGTATTTCGGCAAATCTGCACTATAGCTACCAAGATTTAAAATTGCATCATCAAGACTTTTTGGACCGACCTTAATCTTTCGATAAGCAAGTGGATCCTCAACATCTTGAAGGCTATATGTAGAACCAAATAAGTCGAAGCCTTTGCTATGAACCTCTTCAGAGCGAGTCATTTTAGTATCCAAAATCCCACCTCCTTTTAATATCCAGCAAGTTTCATTATATAATCATAAGAAATTAAGTTTTCATCGGTGTATGGGATTTCAATTAATTTGAAATCGTGAAGCGCACAAAATCTACGCTTCTGATTGTCATTATATTGCTGTTGGTAAAAGCCACGCTTTCCACCAAACTTCTGGCTAGGTTCATAATGTTGTTTTCCTTGATACTCGATAATAAAATCAATTTTACCATCGTCATCAAAAATAACAAAATCGAATCTTAAAGGTCGGCCATTTGGACTTCTTAAGTCAGGAAAAATATATTCCATTTTGAAATTCAATTCCGCTTCTTTTAAAATCTCTTCAATTTTAATTTCGCCTCTTGAAGCTCTCATTCAACCAAACCTCCTTATCTACCAGATGAATAAAATGCCCATTCTTTAGCATTAAATTTTTTACGCTTCTTTTTAGACTCTTCTTCTTGTTTTATATAATATAAACCGTATTCAAAAGCTGAAAATTTATCTTTTCGAATACCTCTATTTGCTTGCTTTAGGATAATATTTACACCTTCGTTTTCTTCTCGAAGGTTCATCATTTCCTCTTTTAATATAGAAGTTAAGGTGAATGGTTTTAAATAATTTGCCCTTTCTTCAGGTTTCATATTTTGACCGACTTTAGTATTTAATAACTTCTGTTTAGCAACACGTTCATCAATTAAGAATTTTACTTTTCCAGAAGACAAATTGGAACGAGCGATCGTATGAGCCTCGGTATTAATCGGAGCGCTAGCTTTAATTAAATAAAGTGCATCTTGTTCTGTAGAATTGGTTTTATACTTTTTATACTCTTGAGCTGCATCATCTTGTGTGCCACCATAGACACCAAAGTCTGGCATAACTTCAAGGGTATCTGGATTAACTTGAGGTTTAACCATAAAGTCAACCAAGCCAACACCAAGACCATTTGCGTCAATTACAATTCTTCTGGCATTATATTTATAATATAAAGATTTTAATTTAATTGCCTGTTCCTCAAAGTGTTCATCAGTAAGAGTGTAAATATTTACTAAACTCTTAATTGCAGAACCTTGTGGTTGAGGAGTTACCTTAAATACACAAACAACAGTGTCACAACCTTTACGTCCAACGTCGGCTGCAAGAATATAATATGCTGCTTTGCTTGAACGACCGGAAGCTTCATATTCAGGCTGATTAAGAATTCTATTTCTATCAAATACTTCAGAACTAAAGAATGCATCTTCAACAGTTCCAGACCATTTAGACTCATATTCACGGTCGAATGAGCTCTCATTGAAAGTTCCGTCCATCTTTAAGTCTTTAATAAAGTTCTTATCAAGCAACTTCATTAAGATAGGAATTCTATAAGTACCACCCATAATCATTGCCTTACCTGGCTGGACAATTTGCCAAATAAGTAATTGAATCAGCTTTTCATATGGGAAAGTATTTTTCCAACCTGCAGTTGTAACATAAATTTGAGATTTATTTAAAGTTTCATCAGGTTGAGTAGTTCCATCCATGCACATACGAGAAATGTTCATAGTAGGTAAAATAACTTCGGAAAGAATGGTGCCATCAACACCAACACATTCCTCGATAAGACCGCCATGTCTACGTTTACCACGCGAAGATTCGCGGGCGGCAATATTATCGAAATAAGAACCATTCTTAAATACATATTTACAATAGTCCTTACCTTCAAGAGATTTGCCTCGACCCCAGTCAATCTCTCGCTCAAAGGCGGGGATAAGAGTGCAAATTTCTTTAACTTTTTCTTTCATAATTCCTGCAGCTTGTTCCTTACCGCCTGAGGTAACAAACAATTTGCAGCGAGGATAAAGAATACATCTAATCATTAAAATCATAACCGCAAGGAATGATTTTGAATATGCACGAGGGAAAACTGCATAAACATATTTGTGACGCATAGCGGCACGCATAAAAACTCTTTGGTAAAAGAATAAATTAAAGTTGTTATCTGGGCCTTTCATAAAGTCAACAAAAAGGTCGGGATATTCACGCCAGAAAGCAATATAATCTCTAGCGGCAGGAATAATAGCTCGAATACGCTCTTCGGATAAACCAATTTTTTTACGGTTTTGACTAAGGTCTAACAAATCTTGCAGAGCCATTAATCTTCACCCATCATTCTTTTTAGAATTTCTTCATCCAATTCAGCTTCTTCTTCAAGGAAATCAAGATGCTCTTCAAAGTCTTCATCTTTCAAAGAATCAATTTCCTCCAAGCTCAATTCCTCTTCAATATCTTCATCTTCGTCTTTATTCTCTTCACTCATCATAGTCTTAATAGATTGCTCAATAAGATTACCAAGATTCAATTCTTCATAAACCAAAGTCTTTGTATAGCTCTTCATATCTGCAAGAGTTTCATCAACTTTATCATTTGGTTTATCAATATAGTATCTTGGAATGAATCCTTCTTTTTCGCAGATTTCAACCAGCTGTCCGATCGCATCAACGAACTCGCCAGACTCTGCTTTATTCTGAGCGGCAGTAAACTTACCAGACTTCATAAGACTGTCGTAAACTTTTGACATCTTTTGGAATCCTTCGATATCACCCATATCAATCAACTGATTAGCCTTCAAAGATGTTTTACAAACAAGCTTCAATGTATCAATATGTCCGGCACCTTGCACGTCATAAGAACTCATCATTTCTTCATAAAGCTGTTCAAGTTTAACCCATTCTTCTGGCTTGTAAGCTTTACCCCATTTTAATCTTAAATAAGTTCTATCTTCATCTGTTAAATCAATTTCAATGTCATCGCCACCTGCTTGTTGTGCAAAGTAATCTTCAACAACAGGTTCTTCATAAACAGGTTCTTTAAATCCCTCTTCTGGAATAATAATTCGTTTTTGCTCTTGAGCCAAAGTAATTTCAGCAGCGCTGTAACCTTGTCTCTTCATTGCTTGTTCTAATTTATTATCGGCAAGCTCCTGCAAAAATTCAGTATCTTTCCATCTGTATTCTTTGTATTGTTTAAGTTTCATTTTTGATAAATATCTGCCAAGAATAGTCATACCTGTTACCTTGGAAGGGTCGCGCGCGTAAGACTCTAATAACTTATTCCATTCATCTGGAACATATGGCACATCGCATTCTTGCAAAATCCATACATAAGTTTCTGGCTTCCAGTTATCAACATGCATTGAAATGCATTTTTTACAAGTGTCTAATTTGCCTGTGGGATATTTCTCCAAGTTGGAGGATCCATAGAACTAATCAGCACTCATGGTTCTATTACATTTTTTACAGTAGTATTGTTGTTCAGCCATGTAATTTTCCTCCTTTTATATCTTAATAAAAACACCAAACTCAAATTAGGCTTTCTTGGCCTTGCTGTTACGACATTTTTTGCAAATGCTGTAGAAACCGTCTTTGCTGGTTTTATTCTTACTAAAATATTTATTATGAGCTAATTTAATTTCACCACAACGGCTGCAACGTTTATATTTCCCTCTTTCAACTTCTTGATAATACCAATCAAGATATTCATCTTCAGCGGCAGAGGCAATTAATTTTGGAATTTTTTTACGCCATAAACTTGAAATATATTCAAGACTATGTTTAATTCCAAACTCTTCTTGTAAAATTTCTTGGATTTGTACATTTTGTAACCCATCAATTTTACACTCGACGATCTTTTCATATAAAGGGTATTCTTCTAATGCAATATCTGCGACTTGATCGAATGATTCCATTAAGTAATACAAATCTCCTTCAAATTGATCGGCGGAGTCTTGTTTTAACTTCGAATAGTTACATAAGATAGCTGAGCAAACCACAGGGTCTAGCAAACTAATGCCCTCAGGGATTGGGTATCCGTCCTCGTCAAAACGGCAAGTAGTATCTTCAAGCTTAATGTAGCTTCTGGAACGAGTAAGCTTATTAAAAACAATGGGTTTGCGATAAGCGTTCTTAATAAGATACTGATCTTTTCGCATCTCAATTAAAGCTTTCTTAATAATAAATGCGTCTTTTCCCTCAGTGACTTTTAATTTTGCTTCCCATAAATTAATGGCTTCTCTCAACTGTCTTAACGGTTCAATCTCTTCTAAATCTTTTTTCGTAATTGTAACTTTCGGCTGGAAAATTTGATTTTTATTCTCACTAATTAAATTATATATACCATCTTCGCCATTTTCAAGTTGGGAAACAAGACCTTCAAAAGAGCATTCTCTTTTATTAACTGTCATCATTCGATTTTCAGTTAATATTTTACGTTCCTTTTTCTCTTGTTTCTCCATGCAAAGAATTAAGTAATCAGCTAATATTTCTAAATACTTCTCGTTGGGGTCGGGATTCTCAGCTAAAATCTGTTCGACCAACGCAACTCTTTCTTCTGGAGACTCTAAAGTGTAATCTAACTTAATAATAGGATTCACCTCCTAAGTCTACAATTATTATAACAAAAATTTTGGGCAAAGTCAAATTTTTGACAAATTCAAAAAAAAATGTTATAATAATTATATAAAAAGGTAAAGGGGTTTTATATGGTAATTGCAATTTGTATTTTAGGCGGGTTGCTACTATGCTCAATATTTATTATCGCTTCATTGTGGATAGCAATCGGCAAACTTATGGATGCCTACATTAAATCACATCCAGAAGAAAGCATGAAACTTTGGTTCGAGAAAAATATTGAAGAGAAATATCCATGTTCTCTTTTACTCTCAGTAAAAGAAGGTGCAGATTTTACTGGTTCTGTCTATGATTTTTCATTATACGACGAAAAGAAAATTATTGGACTTACAGAATATCAAACTGAAATAACACATGAAGATAAAAATGATGAAGACGGATTCCGATTTGCACTCCTTCCAAATCAAATAGTTTGTAAAATGAAGGATGGGAGTTATCAATGGGATTTTCGATCTCTTATGTAATAGCAGTAATTTTATGGTTTACTCTATCAACAATCGCAATGATAGATTATATTCCATATGTTCAAAATTTAGAACCTTCCGATAAAGTAGCATTCTTTCTGATTTTCGCGATCGGCGGACCGATTTTCGGCATTAATCAGGTTCTTACTACTCTATTGGATTGTATCTTACCAGAAGGATGGGATGATGACGATGATTTTAACTCAAAACATTAAAGAATTTTGTGCAAATAAGAAAGCGCAGATTAAAGAAGATATTGAGCAAGACTTTGTAGATGCCAAGAAGCCAACTTTGGCAGTTATCCAAGTCGGCAATAACGAAGCTTCAACTCGTTATATTCGCAATAAAAAGAAAGATTGTGAAGAAGTCGGAATTTCTTTCGAGTGGTATTATTATGAAGAAACAATTTCAGAAAATGAACTCGTAACAGAAATCAAAGACTTACTTCCTTATGTGGACGGTATGATTGTTCAGATGCCTCTACCAGAGCATATTGATGTAGATGCTATTAAGCTAACCATTGCGCCAGAAAAAGATGTAGATGGTTTTCATCCTATGAGCTGGTTCAATCCATGCACTCCTGCTGGAATTGTTGACTATGTAGTAAATGGTTGCGGCTATGATTTTACAGGTAAAAATGTCACGATTTTTGGCAGAAGTGATATTGTTGGTAAGCCATTGGCGCAAATGTTAACTAACAGGGACGCTACAGTTACTCTGTGTCATTCAAAGAGTAAGGACAAATGGCAGTTTATTGAAACGGCAGATTTCATTATTACGGCAGTCGGCAAACCAGCATTTTTAAATTGTTATGCAATTCATGTACCAGTGGTTGATGTTGGTATTAATTTTGATGAAAACGGCAAACTTGTAGGTGACTGTATTAACACTGAAAACCGAGATGTAACGCCAGTTCCTGGCGGGGTTGGGCTCCTCACAAGAGTCGCCCTATTGGAAAATACTTTGCTTGCCGCGCAATTCAGACGTACTGGTTTTAAGGAGCGTAAGGAAAATGGCAAATAAAGAATTTGAAGAATTGGATAATGAATATGAAGATGCCGTTGATGGAGATATTTATTTGAATCCTTGTTTCGGCGACTTATGGATTGTTCAAGATAAACGATTCATTAAAATAAATGATGGGTATTTTGTTGATTTAGATGAACCTGCAGGGTTTATTAAAGTCGGCCATGTTGAAGGAGTAATTACAAAATGGTAATTGTATCAGAAGATGGCTTTAAAGCTATGAATTTTTCGGCAGATTTTAATAAATTTGCCAGAGAACATAATATTAGAGACCCTTTTGAAGTAAGCAGAAAACTTTTTTCAAAACGATGCCATCGAAATAAAGATGGTAGTATGAGCGTTGATATTGAAATTGATGATGAAACTGGCAAAATTAAAGAAGACATCGAAGAGCCTTCTCGCGCAGAAAAAGACGCATGGATTAAAATGCGGGATGAATATATTGCAAGTAGATGCTTTTATGAAATCGGTTATGACAGTTTCTTATTTCATACAAAACCACATGATTATGAATGTAACTATGATATTAGTTACATGAGAGAACTTGATGAATTTGTACCATGTCATTCGGCAGATGCACAATGTATGCTAACTTGTCATAGATTTGTCGATTGCGGCATGGGCAGATTTAAGCCAGATTAATAGATCGGAGGACCGGGAAACGGCATGATTAGAATTTATAAAGATGAATTGGGAACTGATGGAGCAATTACAAATATTAAGGGTAAGATTAGAAGAATTTTAACGGCACAATTTCAGCCGGGCGCAGGTCCTTGCATCTGGTATGAAGTTGACGATGATGTGGATGAAATTGAATTGCAAATTATTTGCCTTGGCACCGGTTGGGAGCTGCCAGAGACTCTTAAGTATTTAGACTACATCGGCACAGTGCAAGATGGACTCGGCTTCGTTTGGCACTATTATGTAAAGCCATTTAACAATATCAATGTTGAAAAAGAACTTGGCGATATTCTTGGTGCACTTTTTGGAGGTAAAGAGTAATGGAAATTTTAGGCGAAGGTCTCATGGCAATTGGCAAAGCGGTCGGAGCATGGGCAACGGCATACGCTTTCATTTATATTGCAGGAATCGGCACAAAGACATTTTTAATTTATACAGGAAAGGCTAAAGTTGAAGAATTGAAGGATTGGTTTAAGTTTGGCTTTGGCGGCAAGAAAGGTGGTAGTTTATGAACAAGAAAGTAATTGGTGGAATTTTGACTGGCGTGATGGTTGTAGCGACCGTTGCGGCAACTGTATATGATTTTAAGACTGCAGTTTATCAATGTGGGAAGTGTAGAACTATTCACAAACCCACAGTAAAAGAATGGGCGTGTAGTATGCACATGCCTGGCAAGAGAATGCTGAAATGCCCTAAGTGTGGCGAAAAGGGTTGGCATGATAAGTTCGTGCTAGCCGATGAAAATGATTTTATCTAATTAATATACACAAACCTGGTAGTATGGGACCCACTCCCTAAAAATCCCGGAAATAGGGATGGGGGTGGGTCCTTCGTCTATTCTGAACTCCGTAATCCGAAATCGAAAATGGTCTACAGGATAGTTGTGCCCAGAGCAAAACAAATCAACAAGAAAAAAAATTTTTTTCCCTGAAATACACCCCCCACATCCCTATACAAAAAGTATTGCCAGCTTTCCAGAAGCAGCGACAGTAAGAACAATCTACCACCCCTAGCAATTGCTCGGCTCGGCGCCGGACGTGGCGAGCCGAGTTTTACGCAATTGGCAGTCTGCACAAACTTCTCGACAAATTTTTGTGCAATCTGACAAACTTAAAAAATTCCCAAAATAATTTGCACAAACCTATTGACAACAAGCCAGTAGCATGGTATAATAGTATCAACAAAGAGGAAAGGAAATGATAACTATGAAGAAGACTTTGAGAGATGTAACCTTGAGCATTGGCATGGCACTTGGTGCTGTAGCGTTTCTGTTCGCTGTAGTTCTGTTCATGCAGGCAATAACTCCTGTGCAGGCATCTGCCGTAGAGGCTCCTGTGGTAGAGCAGAGCGGGGGTTTTGATACCTCTATCATCGAGGATAACTGGTGCGGGGACTTCAGCGATGGCACCATCCGCATGGTGGGGGCATGGCAGTACGAGCGTCAGCTGGTAGAGGATGAGACAGGCGATGTGTGGTACATCGAAGAGCCTGTGCAGGCTGATGACTTCTTGCTCTTGTGGATAGCAGACAACCACACACCTAACAATACAGAGGACGACATCATTGTAAAGGTATGGAGAGAGGCTCATTGAGCCTCTCTTAATTTGTGCAAAAAACTTTGTGTAAACCCCTTGACAAATAACCAGTAGTGTGGTATAATAAAGGTACAGTAAAGGAAAGAACAACACAAAGAAAGAGGTAGGAACAATGGGAGTATTCATCTTTAGCGTAGTAGTATGTAGCATCGTGGGGAGCTTCTTCTCCCTCATGGTAACCAGCAACATGGACAACAGCAAGCCGTGGGTGCGTGGTGTGGTAGGTGTGCTTGTGGCTGTGGCCTTCGGTCTCCTCATGACAGGTGTGATGTGGGCAGAGAGCGCACACGACGAGAAGGCGTGGAACAATGGCGTATGCCATGAGTGCGGACAGGCGTGGGAGTTCAAGAGTGCTGACCATGTAAAGAATGGTGGAGATAAATACTATTGGGTGTGTGATGATTGCCAAGAAGTCATCTGTGTTAAGCACATCATGCCTTAATCAAGAGAGGGTGAAAGCCCTCTCTTTTTCTTTGTGTGCCGTTGGCGCCGAGCAGGGCCGCTGGAGCCCTAGCTTTAGCGCGCTAAAGTGCTACAGTAAAAAAACTAAAAAAAGTTGTAAAAAAACTATTGACAACAATCTCCCGTAATGCTATAATAGTATTAAAGAAAGGGAGATGATGACAATGATGAAGTGGTTAGGTAGATTGTGGTGTTTAGTAAATGTGTTGTTCATGTTGTGGCTTGTAGCCAGTTGGGTAGACATCGTCGCAGACAACACCATGCCCAATCCTGTACACAGTGAATACAATGCATTTGTAATGCTTACTGAATTTGCTGAAAATAATTAAAACAAAATTGAAAAAAGGGGTTGACAAACAGCCCCTTCCATGCTATAATAAATACAACAACAAGGGAAAACAACAAGAGAAAGAAAGAGGTAAATTAAAATGAATTCTGTGTATCTGATGATGGATGAAAAGAAGAACTACGCCCTGTTCAAGGCTGGTTTTGCAAGCGACCTTGCAAACCGCTTCAATGCTTACACTACACACAACCCCGAAGTCCGTTGCATTAGCTATGTAAAGACCATGGAAAAGAGCAAGCATTTTGTGGAAGGTCTGTTCCACAAGGAAATCGTCAAAATGGGTTATGAAATGGTAGTTGCTACCATTGACGGCAAGAAAACTGAATGGTTCAAAGTTCCTTACGAAGACCCCTTCTACAATCAGCTGTGCGAACTCGGTCTGTGCGCTTTCAAGTGTGGAAAAAACAGAAAAAATTACGGAGAATTTTTCAAATAAGGGGTTGACAAAACCCCTTCTCCGTGGTATAATAAATACAACAAAGGGAAACAAGAAAGGACTTGATACAATGACTACCATCCACAACACCACCTTCCACGCAGGAGTAGAAAGAGCAAACCGCCTGCAGGCTCTCGAAGAAGTCCTCGGCTTCACCAATGCAGTTCTCGAAGTTGCAGTAGTTGAAGAAGAAAAAAGATACATTCTGACCAGTAGCGGAATTATCGTAGTAAAGAATCTGTATCGTGACATTGTAATTACTGCATTCATGGCAACAGTATCTCAGGGATACAAACTGTACAGAATGGCAGGTAAAGGGCAAATGTCCCCTCGCATGGAAAAACGCATCACTAAAAATTGCAAAAGACATCCCGAACTTTTCACAATTAGGGGTTGACAAAGCCCCTAATGTGTGGTATAATAATTACAGAAAGCAAGAGAGAAAGGAATTGATACTATGAAAAAACTTATTGACCTTAGATGTTCCGTAGCAATCGGAAACAGCGACTTCTGTGACACTTCCATCTGGAGCCACATTCGCTACATTGAAATGGAAGGTAGTTCCAACAGTACAGAATACTACTACGGCACATTTGCCGAAGCATGTGAAGCGATTGAACGCAACATGATTAGAAATGCCGAAACTGGTTTCACTCTGTTTCGTGGTCGTCCTACCATTGAAATTCACTGGGGCGACATTGAAAGAAACAACACTGAACTCACTGAAAAGACTTTTGAGCCTATTCGTGTGAAATGGGAAAAGATGGAAGTGACCAGATGGTACACCATGAAAGACCTTGTTGACTTACTTCCTGCCGACCAGTTCTGCGAATGGTTGAAAGACCAAGGCATCACACAGATTGGCTCTTTCTAAAGAGCCAATTAAAAACTTTTCAAAAACCTATTGACAAACTGCTCAGAGTATGGTATAATAGTATCAGAAAACAGGAAAGGAATTGATACCATGGCTAACACTAAAAAGATTCTCACCGCTGAAAAGTGGATTAAGAAAAACATCGGCGTAGAAATGCCGAAGGGACAGATTAACGGCGAATGGTTCTTCGCCAATGACCTGCCGATGATTGTCAGATGCCAGTGCTGTGACAGCTCGATGATTCTTCCTTCTGCAATGATTGACGAAGAGGGTAACATCTTTTGTAGAAGTTGTGTCGGAGAAGATTGAAAAATCTTCTCCAAACCCCTTGACAAATCATCTGCTCTGTGCTATAATTAAGATACAAAAAAGGAAAGGATTTGATACTATGATGAACACTTCTGCTTACTATGTAACTGCTCACTACGAGGACTGCGACATTACTGTTGCCACCAACTCCGCTGATGTTGCCATCTGTGCTCTGATGGAACACGCAACCAACGGCGCTCCCGTTGATGTGGTCGATGGCTACACTGGTGAGGTCTATGTAACCGCCAACGCCGAAGAGGATTACATCACCGAGGAATGGACGATGATGATTCTGGGTTGGATGATGATGACTGCTTGGGGAATTTGATTTCCCCTTGCAGAAACCGCTCCCGAAATGGGGGCGGTTTTTCTTTTTCGGCCGCGCGCCCACGACCCAGGCGCGCGTTATTTCCATTATACCACAGCCTGCACATTTTGTCAAGAGAAAAATCAAAAAAAAATAAAATAATTATTTTTCCTAAAACTATTGACAAATGCGGGCGGGTATGGTATACTATAGATACAGTAAAGGAAGGGAGAAACAAACATGAAAGATTTTGAATACGCAAAGACAAGAGAGAATAAATCCAAAAGAAAGTGGTATGTAATCCACGGCAAAAAGTACAGCTATTACATCTGGGCACTACCCCTCATTCCCTTTGTGGTTGCTTACGACAAGGCATCTGAATGGGCTTACAATCGTAGAGAGTGGAGCGAAGAAACCGCTTGCAAGGTGCTTGACCATGTTCTGCCCTACATTCTCGAATGGGTCGAAGAAGATAATGCTTTTTACTACTGCATGGATTGGGGTTACAGTAACCTATGGAGAAAAGCCCCTCTGCATCTGCGTAAATGGGCAATGAAATTTGACTACAAAATGCACAAGTTCATTGAAGAAGGCTACCAGAAAGAAGGCTATTCCAAGAGCGTAGAAAAAGACTACTACGAAACTTGGGTAAAATTTCAGAAAGAAATTTAAGAAAACCCCTTGACAAATCGGTCAATCGGTGGTATAATAATTATAGAAAGTAAGGAAAGGAATTGATACTATGAAGATGAACATTACTATTAACTTTGACATGGACGGCACGATTGCTGACCTTTACGGCGTTGAAAACTGGCTCGAATACCTTATCAATGAAGATGTATTCCCCTACGCAAACGCAAATCCTCTGCTTCGCCTTTGCACTCTGGCTCGTAAGTTAAACGCACTCCAGAGAGCAGGTTATGAAATCGCTGTTATCTCTTGGCTTTCCAAGAGTGGAAGCGAAGCCTATAACGAAGCAGTCACCGAAGCAAAAATGCGTTGGCTTGCCGAACATCTTCCCTCTGTGAATTGGGATAGAATTACAATCGTCCCTTACGGTACACCGAAGCAGAACTTCTGCGAAAATCCTCTTGACATTCTCTTTGACGATGAAGCAAAGAACCGTGACAACTGGACGGGCAGAGCCTACGATGTGCAGAACATCATGGAAGTTCTCAAAAATCTTTGAGAACTTCCAAAAAACCCCTTGACAAACCTCCCGAAATGTGGTATAATTAAGACACAAACAAGAAAGGAATTGATACTATGAAAGCTACTGGAATTATTCGCCGTGTTGATGACCTCGGCAGAGTTGTAATCCCCAAGGAAATCCGCAGACAGTGTGGCATCCGCGAGGGCGAAGCACTGGAAATCTATGTTGACAAAATCGGCTCCATGCCCTGCGTCTGCTTTGCCAAGTACGCCACTCAGTTTGGCGATGAGCTGAACAAAGTAAAAGAACACATTGCTGATGAAATGGACTGTTGCGGAGAGCATGAGCTGTCAGGTCGTTTCAAGCAGGCAATCGCCGAAGCCGCAAAAATTCTCAAAGAATTTGAGGAAAGGGGTTGACAAACCCCTCCTCATGTGGTATAATTAAGGTACAAAAGGACAAGGAGTTGATACCATGAAAAATGCAAAAGAGTTAGAAGCAGTCGCTACACAGATACAGGGTGAGCGTGAAACTGCAAAGATGAATAGGGCAATGGCGTATGCAGAAGAAGTCATCGGACCTGCCCTTGAAGATGCCGCAAAGCACGGCAGGAGAGAAGCCACTTTTACAAAGACAAGGAACATTGAATGGACTTTCCTTAAGGCTTACCTTGAGCAGAGCGGTTTCACTGTTCACAGCAGTTTCGGCAATTACACCATCTGCTGGTAAGGCTTCTCGGGGGTTGAGCTAATCAGCCCCATCCCACTATTTTCCACCCCCTTCCCTCTCTCTTTCTTGATGAAAATCCCAATCCATTTCGGGTTGGGATTTTCGTCATTTTGCACAAATTTCAAAAAAGGTATTGACAAATTTCGGCGGCGCGCGGACGATTGTGGCGCGCCGAATTTTCTATTATACCACTTCCCACGCAATTTGTCAAGACTTTTTACGAAAATTTTTTTAATAATTATTTTTCCCAAAACCCTTGACATTTTCAGCCGTTGGGTGTATAATAAGTATACAAGGTAAGGGAACGGAGTTCCAAGAGGTTAGAAAAAAAAATTAAAAAACTTTCAAAAAACCTCTTGACAAACCGACCGACCTGTGGTATAATAAGTATGTAAGGTTGAGAGAGCGATGGCAAACCTCAATCACTAATTTGAAAGGATTTGATACCATGTTTAAGGAAAAGATTTTTGCTGTAATTGATACTGAAACCCTCGGCGGTGCGGCTCAGGCTCATTGCCCTACCTACCACTGCGCTGGCATTGCCCTCTCCAAGAGGGGCGAAATTGACCGCATTGACATTGTAGTTATCGGCAACTTAATGCTCGATAGTGCTTTCTATGGCAAGTATAAGAAAGATTATTACCGTGACTTGCTCAAGAACCCTGCAACTGTCATTTGCTACAATGAAGATGAAGCAAAGGAAATCTTTTCCAACTGGCTTACTTCCAACGATGTTTCCTGCGCCTGCGCTCACAACTCTGGCTTTGACTTCAACAAGACTTTCGTTGCAGAGTGCATTGAGGGAATGGAATTTGTTGACACCTGGCTCGCTTTCTTTGAAACTATCGGACAGTATGCAAAGTATAACAAATTCTGTGCCGAAAATGGCTTTGTAACTGCAAAGGGCAACATTCAGATGTCCGCTGAAATTTGCTATCGTTTCATCAGCGGAGAGATTGAGTTTGTCGAAGAACACACCGCTCTCGCTGACTGCGAAATCGAAGTTGAAATCCTGCGTGCAGTTTGGAACACTCACCGCAAATTCACTCGAAATGCACACAAGGGCGACACTCCCTACCGCTTTAACAATGTAAAGTGCCGTTTCTAATCTGAAAAGTTTTTCAAAAAACTTTTTAAAAACCTCTTGACAAACCCCTCTCACTGTGGTATAATGATTACAGTGAGAGGGAGAGAGAAACAAAACCTCCAAGAAAAAAACTTTAAAAAAGTTTGAAAAACCCCTTGACAAACCTCACCAAGTATGGTATAATAAGAATGTAAAGAGGGAAGCCTCTTACAGATAAAAAAATGGGTCGTGACCTAACACGAGATAGGAGAATGATACTATGATGAACAAGAAGATGACTAAGAGAGAAAAGTTTGAAATGCTGAAGGCTATCCCCGAAGTTTCCGCAAACGAAATGCTTGTCGAATTCATCGACCACGAACTCGACCTGCTTGCCAAGAAGAACGCAAGCGAGAAGAAGCCCACTGCACAGCAGGTGGCAAATGAAGGTCTGAAGGACACCATCTATGACTTCCTTGCTGAAAGCGGCGAGATGATGACCGTTACCGACATTCAGAAGAACTGCGAGGGTATGGCAGAACTGTCTAACCAGCGTGTATCTGCTCTGCTTCGTCAGATGAAGGATGACGGCAAGGTTGAGAGAATTGAAGATAAGCGCAAGGCTTACTTCAAGGCTATCTGATGAAGGAAAAAGTCAAGGGGTTTTTCAAAAAACCCCTTGACAAACCTTCCACCTTGTGCTATACTATAAGTACAGAAAGGACAGGTGATGAAGATGGCAAGTAATGAAAAGCAAATTCAAGCCATGCGAAATCTCGGAATGACCGAGGAAGAAATCAAACAGGTTTTGGAAGATGACAAGCGCATTGACCGAGGCGAAAAGCTGTTCGAGTTGCCCCCAGAGTTAGAAAAGGGCGCAAAGAAGGCAAGACAAGCCGAGCGCAAACCCACTGTTTACAGTCTGGACAATTCCAAAGGAAAGCGCAATAAAAAGGCAGATGATGTCAAGGGCGGTTTGATTGAACTGTTGACCAAGACCATCAGCGACCAAGCCGACTGCAAAAGCCTTGAAGTGCTGAACCCTGAACGTGAATTTGTGTTCGACTGGAACGGCAAAAAGTACAAAATCGTGTTGAGTGCCCCCCGCTCTTGAGGGGGCATTTTTTTTGTGCAATTTTACCAAATGAAAATTTTGTGCATTTTGCCTATTGACAAATCCAAATGAATGTGGTAAAATTGGCCGGCCGCTCACGCACGTTGCGGCCGGAATTTTAATTATACCCCAGTCCACGCAATTTGTCAAGAGAAAAATGTAAAATAAATTAAAAAACTTTTTTTCCTAAAACCCTTGACAGTTTCCAGTAGTGGGTGTATAATGTAATTACAGAAAGGGGAAATGAGTTATGAATAGTTTTAATCTTGTTATTTTAATTATCTTTGTATTTCAGTTATCTGCACAATTTGTAAAGGCTATCGACAGTGATTGTGGTGGCTTAATGGTGTGGTTCGGCATTGAAATCATGGCTTTTGCCTATTTGGCTAAATTTCTCTTCCTTGCTTAAAAGGAAGAGAAAAAAACAAATAATTTAGCATTTACCTATTGACAAATCATTAAAATTATGTTATAATAATTATAGAAAGTAAGAAAGAGAGTTGATACTATGAACTACGAATTTTTGTTGGTGTTTGTCGGACTTTCCATTGTGAATGTGGTATTCTCCACTATTCGCTCCATCGTAACCATTAACGGCAGTAAGATTGCGGCAAGTCTGATTTCTGGTGGCTATTTCGCATTTTATAACATTATGATGATTTACACGGTTGCCGATTTCCCTATGTGGCAGAAATGTATTATCACTTTTGTGTGTAATGTGGTCGGCGTGTTCCTTGTCAAGTGGGGCGAGGAAAAGGCACGCAAAGACAAGTTGTGGAAGATTGAAACCACTTTCAAGCACGACGATAATTTGATTGCCGAGTTGAAAGAGTGGGGCAAGGTCAACGACATTGGTTACAAGTACAATGACATTGTAAAGTATTACGAAGTTGACTTCTACTCTCACACTCAGGCTGAAAGCACTATCATCAAAAACTTCATCGAAAAGCACAACGGAAAGTATTTCGTTTCTGAAAGCAAATCCCTTTAAGGGATTTTGCTTTTTGTGCAATTTGCCTATTGACTTTGGCGCGGCGCCCACGGTCGATGGGCGCCGAATTCACCATTATACCACGCGGCACAAATTTTGTCAAGAGTTTTTGCGAAAATTTTTATTTTTTTATTTTTCCCAAAAGTGTTGACAATGTGGGGGAGTGGTGGTATAATAATAATGTACCAAGGGAGAGGAACTCCAAGAGGTCAGAAAAAAATTTCAAAAAGTTTTCAAAAAGGTATTGACAAACCTAACCGAGTATGGTATAATAAAGATACAGAAAGGGAAAGAAAGTCAAGAGCCGAAAGAAAAAAACTTTAGGAAATTTCAAAAAACCTCTTGACAAACTCAACCGAGTATGGTATAATAAAGATACAATAAGGGTTGCGACCAACGCAAGAAAGGAAGTTGATACTATGACTATGAAGAAGATTACGAAGCGTGAGAAGTTCGAGATGCTCAAGGTTATCCCCGAGGTTGCAGGTAATGAGATGTTGGTGGAGTTCATCGACCATGAACTGGAACTGTTGGCGAAGAAGAACGCCTCTGAAAAGAAGCCGACTGCCCAGCAGACTGCCAACGAGGGTATCAAGGAAGCCATTCTGGAAGCCATGGAGCCTAACCGTCTGTACACCGTAACCGAAATTCAGAAAGAAGTTGCCGAGTGTGCCGAGTTGTCCAATCAGCGTGTTTCTGCTCTGATGCGTCAGCTCAAGGATGACGGCAAGGTGGTTCGTACTGAGGAGAAGCGTAAGGCGTATTTCTCCAAGGCGTGAGCCTAACAGAGAGAGGGAGAAATTTCTCCCTCTCTCCAAAAACTTTTTTGCAAAACCTATTGACAAATCGCCTTTGATGTGGTATAATTAGTATGTAATCAAGGAAAGGGGATGACGCTTTGGCAAAAGTTGAAAAGTCGCAGATTGAAGCCATGCGTAGTTTAGGCTTCACACAGGAAGAGATTGACGATGTAATCAAGTGTGATGAACAGATTGACAAAGGTGCAAAACTCTTTGAACTCTCTCCCGAACAGGAAAAAGCAAGCAAAAAAGCAAGGAACGCAGGGACACGCAAAACCCCTCCCGTCTACAAGTTAGACAACACAGGTGGACAGCGTAGCCGAAAGGAAAACCCCACAAAAGGCTCTATCATTGCCGAACTTGCCAAGTTTTTGACCGAAAACAGCGAAAATGCTTGCGAAAATGTCGAAATCACCAACAAAGAACGCCAAATTGCTTTCAAAATTGGTGAAAATGCCTATGAATTGACCCTTGTGCAGAAAAGAAAGCCGAAATAATCGGCAAATCTTACAAAAATCTCCGAGAAATCGGAGATTTTTTCTCTTTTTTGCACAAAATTTATTTTTTTTCAAAAAACTATTGACAAATGCAAGCTGATGTGGTATAATTGGCGGCCCGGCGACGAGCGCGCTGGGCCGAATTTTTATTATACCATGCCGCCAGCCATTTTGTCAAGGGGTTTTGCGAAAATAAAAAAAGAAATTATTTTTCCCAAAACTATTGACAAACTGCATTCAATGTAGTATACTATAATTGTCCCAAGGGAGAGGGGCTAGCCGCCAAAAGGCAAGATGAAAAAACTTGAAAAAAGTTTGAAAAAGGTCTTGACAATCCGCTCCCGATGTGGTATAATAAAGATACAAAAGGCGAGGGAATGGCAAAGCCAAAAAGGTGTGACCCGTGTGAGTCAGTAAGACCGATTCCCCAAGACCCGACCGCAAGGTGTTCCTGTTTGCGGTATACAAATGTGAACCAGACCACGCAGGCTGAAAAAATGTCGTGGATACGCAGGATACACAAGCCAAAACTTTTTCAAAAAGTTTTGAAAAAGGTATTGACAAACCGAAAGGTTTGTGGTACAATAAAGATAGTCAAGGGGCGGTAGCCCAAGAAAGCCGAGGGGTGCACACTTCGGTTAGTAGAGGAAGTAAGCCACTTATTCCGCAGTAAGGCGACTACACGCAGTAACTATCGGGCGGACTATCTGAGCCAATGGGAAACACCACAATGTGGCACTTCGCCAACGGCAAGAGTGATAGACATGATGAAGTGAAACGTCTAATGGACGCAGTAAGTCGAGAAAAAAAGTTTGCGAAACCCCTTGACAAACCCTTAGAAGTATGGTATAATGTAAGTACAGTAAGGGAAGGAAAACCCTTAGAAAACCAGAAAGGATTTGATACTATGGCTAATACTAAGAAGATGACTAAGAAGGACTACTTCGCAATTATCCGTGCGGCTTACCCTGCAACCGCAGACAACTACGATGAGGTTATCGCCTTCATCGACCACGAGGTTGAGTTGCTCAACCGCAAGAACTCCGCTGAGAAAAAGCCTACCGCTCAGCAGACTGCCAACGAGGGCATTAAGACCGCTATCGCTGAGGGTATGGAACCCAACCGCCTTTACACTGTGACCGAAATCCAGAAGGAAATCCCTGAGTGTGCTGAACTCAGCAACCAGAGAGTGTCCGCTCTGCTTCGCCAGATGAAGGACGATGGCATCGTTGTCCGCACTGAGGACAAGAGAAAGGCTTACTTCTCCCTTGCGGAGTAAGCCCCTCTCCCTCTCACAAGAGCCACCCTTTTTAGGGTCGGCTCTTTTTTTGTGCATTTTGCCTATTGGCTTGAGCCGCCCGCACACAGGCGTCCGGGCGGAATTTCGATTTGTCAAGGGTTTTAGAAAAAAAATTTCCGAAAAATATTTTTCCAAAAGGTGTTGACAAAATCCCGAAACGGTGGTATAATAAGTATGTAATCAAGAGAGCAGGAGCTCTAAAAGAAAGGACACCGCAAAATGAAAACTATCAAGCTGTTTGAAAGAGAAATCGACCTCATCGTAAATGAAGACCTTCGCATGGCTGTCAAAGGCTACATGGAAGAAGCTGTACCCGACTACTTCTGGACGGACGGTGCTTCCAGTAGTGGCAAATATCACCCTGCATTTTCTCAGGGCATGGGCGGTCTGGTTCGCCACACTAAAGCCGTGGTCATGTTCGCCGAGGAACTTCTGCGAATGAGCAGTTACGCATACATGAAGCCCGAACACAAGGACTATGTGATTGCCGCTTGCATCATGCACGACACTCAAAAGTATGGTTTAGGCGAGTACGACAAGACCCAGTACAAAGACCACGCCGCAAATGCCGCCTATGCTTTCATGATGTACTGCACCCATTACACCGACTATGCACCGAGCGAATACCTGCTTGATGCAATGAAGGCTCACATGGGTCAGTGGTCTACTAACAAGGAAGACCGACCTTCCACCAACATTGACCGCTGTGTACACATGGCAGACTACATGGCAAGCCGTTCTTTCCTTGACATTCCTTCTATTACCGAGGAATACATGAACATTGCTTGCGAGTACGCTGCAGAAACTCACGAGTTACCTTTCTAAAAAACTTTCGCAAAAGGGGTTGACAAATCGCCCCTTTTGCGGTATAATAGTATCAGAAAGGAAAGGTGATACCATGAAAGAGAAACTGATTAAATACTGGGAACGCAAAGAGCAGAGCATCGAGCAGTATCCCGAAGGCGGTCAGAACTTCCTTGCTCAGGCGTTCGGAGCATTAGAATTTGCAATGGCAGAGGTTAATGATTGGGACAAAGAAGCCGAACTCATTACCCTGTGGGAAGAATGGAAGCCGAGATTGGAGGCAAAGGTCTATGGGATGTAAAGGTTGCGTTTGCGCGGACTGTGTCCGCAATCCGCATTATGCGGTAAATACTCCAAAGCCCTGCATTGGTGCCGATTGTGACATCTGCGAGGGCGGGGACATGGCTTGCTGGGGTTGTAACCAGCACTTGACCCTTGACGAAGTGAACAAAATGATTGCCGAAAATCGCTCTTAATTGAGCGATTTTTTTGTTGAAAATACCTATTGACAAATGGTCCGACTTGTGGTATAATTAAGACAGGGATACGGCGGGCCCTCGACGGCAGGCAGGGCCCGATTTTCCGATCGGGTATCCATATGCAAAAATTTCGAGACTTCTAGCGCCTCCGACATATGCGCCCAGTTTTTCCCGAAAGGCCGATCGGTCCTCATCTTAGCTCCTCCACTGGGCGGGGGCCGATCGGTTCGCCATATGCGCTCGGATTTGACATAAAATAAAAAATATGTTATTATATAAAAAAAGAGATGGGCGCCGATCGGTATTAATTTAATTCACACAAAAACTGATCTCTCCTTTGCTCAAACGGCATATTTGAGCTCCTCCAGAGCTAATCCAGAAGAGCAAAAAATATCTCTCCCCTCTCTATGTTCGCGTCAAAAGAAAAACTTGACATTTTGAAAAAAATATGGTATAATATATATATAAAGTGATAAAGGAGGACATATATATGTTTGATGAAGCTACTATCCTTGCTAGACTGCAGAACGGCGAGGACGCACAGACTATTGCTAATGAGATGGCCGCAGCGCTAAATAAGGTGAACAAGATGCACCAGGACACTTTGGCTAAGCAGGCTGCCGAAAAGGCCGCTGTTGAAAAGGCTGAGGTCCAGAAGAAGGAAGAGTTGCAGGACATCCTTGATATGTTCTGTGACTGGTTCGGCACTTACTACGGCATGAACGCCGAGAAAATCAAGGCTGAGCTGAAGGCCGATCAGGTAATCGAGCTTGTTGATTCTTTGAAGGAGTATATCGAGGCTGTTAAGGGTCTCGAGGCAATGTTTGGCGCAAAGCCCGTTGTCAAGGCTCCCGTTAAGAAGATCGTTAAGCCTAATGATCCCGATGCGGTAATTGGTAATTTCCTTAAGGAAATGGGACTGTAAAAAGAAAAACCCCTGAGATTTTCATCTCAGGGGTTATTTTTATGACGATAACGGTGACGATGAAAAGTGCTGGGTGTCCAGCACCGATCGGGCCACCTCACCTCACCATCTTTAGACTATTTTCAACAATTTCTATAATTACACTTCCAGAAGTGCAAAGAATTCATCAACAATCTTACTATAATCAGAGAAACGAATCTCTTTTGCAACTACTTCTTCATAAGTAGCTCCAGTAGAAGAAGAAGTCTTTACCTCTTCGACAAACTTCTCATCCCACTTGCTGTTTTCTGCCGTAACAGTTGCAGTCTTCTTCTGCTCAGGCATCTTGACATAATACTTCTTGCTGTCATAAACATCATTGACGTGCTGACCATTGTAGTAGCCAATAATCGTGTTCTTCTGCACCATAGTGCCGTCAATGATAAAAATCTGTTTGCCGTTATCCAGCTTATTGTCATAGGCATTTACATACTCACTATGAGAGCATTCATAGCAGGGAATACCATTATACTTACCAATATTTTTCATTTCATTTTTCCTTTCTGATTTTCGTTTCGTTTTTTGAAATGAGATTTTCATTTCATTTTTCATTTTCTTTATTTATATTATAACATATTTATTTTGATTTTTCAAATGAAATTTCATTTACTCTCTAATTTTAATTTCAAAATTTGGTAAAAAGATATTCTCCTCTTCTTCAGGTACAACATACAATATTCCACTTTCTCCATCAATATATATTTCAACTCTTTTCAATATCTTATCACAATTCTTTAAGCTTTCTCTTGTACCTAATGCAAACTTTACAGTCTTTCCCACCATGGGATTCTTTTTTTCTACTTCAAAATTCATTTCTATACTCCTTTTACTCCGGCGCGCAACGATTCGTAGTGAAAGATATAATATCTCGGAGGAGCGAAGCTCCGAAGAGATATTATATCTTGAACCCCCTATTTCTATTTATAAGGATACTATTTTTTTAACAAAGTATGTACATTTTTTTAACACTTCATCTACTTACGCTGTGCAATAAATTTAACAACTTAATTCAACGTATTAGTTAACCAATCTAATTGATAAATTGTTTTCACATTTTGAAAACTATCGGACTCTTGCTTCACAGTACTCAATGAATACTTAATGAGCCCGATCTTTTCCAAAACATACAGAATATTTGTAACAATATCATTGTTACTTCTTGTGCTTGTGCTAATACCAATATAACCTTTAATCTGATCCAATGTGAACTGGAATGGGCGACAATCATTACCATAATAGCAATTTAATAAATAAATATAAGTAGAAATAGAGTTATCATTTAAGGTATCCGTAATCAACTTTAAAGTATTATAAGGCACCAGCGAGGCAATATCGGCACTTAACTCAATCAATTGATAAGTGTCCTTATTAACCTCTTCAATAAGTCCAAGTTCTTTTAAATTCTTGAACTTTGTAGATACTGTTTGTCTTGATAAATTAAAGATTTCTCCCAACTTACTAAAGTTAATATCCTTCTTATAAAAGTATCTCTTATTACTTTCATTATCTCTTTCCGAAATGCACTGCAAATAAGCATACAAAATATCATAATACTTTTTATTCGAACAAATATTTCTAGCCTTGGGAATCTGTCTTGAATTTGGTTGGATCTTTAACACATTTGCACCTCCCCTCTACATATTTATAAGAATTCTTGTTAATCTCTTAACAATTCTTACCCACAATATAGAAGTCTAAATTTTTAACAAAAATATAGGTGTCTAAAATTTTAACACATTTTTTTAACACTTATATAGATGTCTAATTTTTTAACAAACATATAGCTGTCTAAAATTTTAACACAATTTTTTAACATTTATAAAGGTGTCTAAAATTTTAACAGTTGCATTTAACAGTAACTCAATTGATTTTTTATAAAAAATATGATATAATATATACATAAGATAAGAAAGGAATGTGATAACGATGGCAAGAACCTTATCCGCTAAAGACAAGGCATTTATGGAAGAGAAAGCCCGCTTAAAGAAACAACATCGCCAAGAGGTTGCCGAATTAGGTTCGCGGATCTTAACTCTGGATAAAGAGAATCAGGAACTCAAGGCTGAAAACCAGAAGCTAAAGCAGTTAATTGCCGAGTATGAAAAGCATTTCTCAATGTCTTGTGAAGAATTTGCCGAACACGTCGCTCGAGAGCAGAAGGCAAGCCAGAGTTTGGAAGTCTTAATGAGTCTGCCGAAAGCAATGGGTTACGGATTTTAAGGAGGTAATATAATGGCAAAGTATCCATTTTCGTATTCTGTCGTCATCTTCGTTGATTACGACCAAGAAACTGAAGAAAATCACTATGTTTTTGAATCTGGAATGAGTTTAGCCGATTCTTTTGCTGACGCGGCACATATTCTGGAGGAATATTATGGTACCGACTTAATTTGCATCAAGTCCCTTGAACTTTACGAAGAAAGTCCCGTCATTCTCATGCCGAGAATCAATATCGAGGAATATGCAACTGCCGAATTAGGTGCACATTCTATTCCTTGTGACGAACGTGGCAACTTTTTAACTGAAAATATAAGAGGTGAGCGCTGTGATTAAATATTGTAAGACTTGCGGCTTGCTTGACTCCGAGCAGAACATATGCCCGCTTCTCCGAACAGTTGTTGACCCTGAAGAAGATTTCTGCTCAAAGCATCAAGACGCTTCCTCATTAAAGATTTGTGAAACCTGTCACAGACTTATCGTCGGTGCGTCAGTATTAACTCCAGATGGAGACAAATGGCATTTGCTTTGTGACGAGTGTGCGGAGCAACTCGGCACTTGCGCATTCTGTAAGAATGCTGTTAGCTGTGCATTTGAAGACGATCCGTCACCAATTCCTAAGATGGTACAAAAACAATTCCGTCAGGGACATATGACTACCGTCACAACTGTAATGAACCCCGAAAGAATTCGACAGACTTGTGAAAAAGGCTGTTATTGTTTCAACCCCGAATTTGGATGTATGAGACAATTTCATTACTGCAAGGAGATGAATCATATATATGCCGAACAATCATGATACTGTGATGCGGTTTATCGGCCGCTTCACCAATAACGGAAAGCGTCAAGAAGTAATCGACTGTTTCTCTAACGGTTGTTGTTACTGGTTTGCTTCAATTCTATATGACCGTTTCTTCCTCGATGTTGACGATTGCTTTTATATGTACGACCCCGTCGCAAACCACTGGGGTTGTCAAATCGGTAATAAGATTTATGACATCTCTGGCGACGTAACTGATGATTACGATTGGGTTTTGTGGAATAACTTCATGTATGAAGACACTTCCCTAACTAAACGATTGTATCGAGACTGCATTAACTTTGGAGGTCCAGAAGATGATTTGGTTTAAGATTAACGAAAGTTGGTATATCGACTTGACTCAGATTCGTGAGTTTGGCGTGCCGAAAGACCGTCCCGGCACTATCATGATTACATATAAGGACGGTAAAGAAGACTTTTATGGCGTAAACGACCCCCGTGAGACTTTCAATCGTCTTGCCGAATATGTCGGCATGGTATTCTCACCCGTACTTACTCCTACAATGTCTTCTGACGAAATTCTGAAAACAATGGAGGGGGTTCCGAATGGCGTGGTTTAAGATTTATGCCGGAATGGGTGGCTCGTTCGGCGGAGCTAACTATCAGGGCACTTATGAGTACGACAATGAAGAGGAAGCTCTGGACGATGCTTATCGTATCGCCGAAGAGGAGTATCAGTCTTACGAGGGCTGTCACGGTATTATGAGCTGGTATGATTGCCAGGAAGACCTGCGCGAGTCCTATGGCACTGAGCCCGAGGAAGAAGATGTCGATATGCACTATCGTGAAGAGATTGAATCCTGGATTTCTTGGTATGTGAAGCCTGCTTCAGGTCCCGATGATCAGGATGAAGATTGATCAATCGCCCAAGGAATAATATTACATCCAATTAAATTTCCAATAGTGGTTGGAATCAATACGAGGTAATCTCCAAGATTGATGGCTCCCATGTTCAAGTAGAACATATCTGCAATGCAGTGGTTGAAGCCACATAGAATGAAGATTGCCACAGGTAACATGGCGTAAATCGGATTGCCGTTCGACACGGCGAATGTTTTAACAGCCAGGAACATGAGCATACCGCATATGATGCCATAAATCAAATTGACGAATGGACCGTTTGCAACTCTAATTGCCACGATTTTTGAAGCTTCTTCGGCTAATACTAAGCCTCTTGGAGTAATCACGAGCAAGAAAGCTAATGCGGCTGTACCTATAAAGTTTCCAATCCAAATTCCAAATAGTTTGCCGGGTTTGATCTCGTTGGTGGCGAGGAGTCCTGCCTTTCCGGTAAACAGTTCAAACTTCAAAGTGAGAATTGTTAATAACCCCATGGAAAAGAAGAGTGCTCCTGCAATTCCTCCAATAGTCAAGTTGATAATGCCGCCGATGGCAATCATCATACCCGCTAGTATAGATAGCATACGTTTCACTCCTTTCATATATAATAATTATAACATAAATAAAAGGTAAAATCAAGTGGAGGTAATCTAATATGGGAAAAGACATTCTGACGATTATTGGCGCGATTACTACGATTTTTCTCACCGTTATTTTCGTGCCGTTTATTTCTTTCTGGTTCGCTTACTTTGGCGGCTGGCTGTGCTCTCTGGTAATTGGCGATGTGCTTGCCGAGGGCCTGAACTCTCTGTTTAATACCACTCATTTCACAAAGGATATGATTCCTCTGTGTGCCGCAACGCTTGGCTGGATCGGTGGATATTTCAAGTCTAAGTCTGCAAAGATTTCTACGAATGACTAATTATCAATGAGGAAACTAAAATGAGTACCATCCAAATTAACACCTGTCTTCATCAGAATAACACGCCACTTCGTTATTACTATGATGATGACTGGGGAAGTAAGAGGTTCAAAAGTTTGGTATACTGACCCAAGTGGCAAAGAACAGACTGGCGAACTTACTGTTTGTCTCGATTGTGGCACCGTTTTTGTCAAGCCGTGGAATGATATTAAATAAGGATAAAAGAGGTCTTATGGCAATCATAAGACCTCTTTTGATTTTTAATAAAAAAAATGTTATAATATATATGTAAGATAAAGAAAGAATGATAAAGGAGTTGTTGATATGAAAAAGACTTGGGAGTATGTAGCAAAGATGTGTGAAGATGTTTATGGCATTTATGTAGATTGGGAAGAGAGATTCTTCATCTGCCCCGAATGTGACGAGCCCATCTATGAATGTGATTTCAATGATTTTTCCGTTTGCCCTGTGTGTGAATTTGAATGGGAGGATGCAGAATAATGAGTGCTATTCGAGTTTTAATGCTGGACGATGACAACCACACTCCTTCTTACCACGCTGAAGATACTTCCCATTGGCATGATGCCAACCATTTTATCAAGCATCTGACTCGTCCTCATACTGTAATTATTCCTTATGAGGTTCGTAAGGTTGCTTTGATTGACCTTGACATTGATGCCATGGAATTTGATAATATCGACGATATCGACCACTTCTTTGATGTTGTCCATTTTAATGGTCTAGGTCATTCTTTCGAGGAATATCAGGAAGCATTTAATTTGCTGTGGAAATATTCGGAGGAGATTTAACATGACGTATCATGAAGCTGCGCAGGCCCTCATTAATCTTTATTCAGAATATGTTGAAACTTGTTCTGCACATGATGAAGGCTACACAGATTATTCAGAAGAAATTGTAACTGCCGTTGAGGCGCTTCTCGTCCGTGCAGACCAGGATCGTTTGGCAGCGATGCAGAAGGAGTTTATAACCACTATGAGTGGTATTGCTCCTTTCCCTTCTGAAGCGAGTTTTGAACTGTTAAAACAGGAGGATTAATATGGCAAAACGCAAGACTAAAACTTATCGCTGGATTGTCCATGAGGACGGTGATGTTGGTAAGTGGCATCTGACAAATGAGCAGATGAATTTTCTAATATATCTTCAGAATAATGACTTCTTGCGTTCTGATTTGGAATTTTATCGTATTCACGAGGAGGAGGAGGAATAAATATGGCTATTGCAGGTTTATATAAAATCTTTGACCATTGGCATGCACAGGGTACTTTGTGGATTTATTCCGACCCTCATTTCAATGATCCCGACTTAAAGAAAGGTATCGAGCGTCCTTCTGCCGATGAGTTGGTCCAGAAGATCAACTCTAAGGTGGGTCGCAAAGATACTATTGTTATCTTAGGCGACATTTGCGATATTGAATATGTAAAGAAAATTCGTGGCTATAAGGTTCTCATTATGGGCAATCATGATTCTGGTCGTACTAACTATGAACGCCAGAAGTGGACTAAGGTTTTCGACAAGGAACAGTATCAGAAAGATGAAGCTTTGCTCGAAATGCAGCGTCTCTATCCCGGCTGCCGTTACACTATCTCTGAAGGTTATCAGTTCCACTCTCCTTTTGAGTATTGGTGTGTAGTCGCCGATAACTGCTTATTCGATGAAGTTTACGAAGGCCCTGTTATGATTGCCGAAAAGCTGATTCTTTCTCACGAGCCTATTGATGTACCTTGGGCTTTCAATATTCACGGTCATGACCATGCAGGCAAGAAGCGTAAAAACCATTTGAATGTTTGTTCCGATGTTATCGGACACACTCCTGTCAACATGAACCAGTTCATGAAGTCTGGTGCTTTAGCTCGTATTGAGACTATTCATCGCGACACTATCGACAAGGCTACTGAGCGTAAGCGTAAGCGTGGAGGTAAAAAGCTTGGAGAGAAGTAAAGTTTATAAAGGACTTGATTGCTGCAAAGAGTTTCTTTGCGGCGAATGTCCTTATAAAGAATTTGACCATGAAACATATAAGATGCGTTGCATCCATATGTTGATTGCTGATTTGGCAGAACTTTCAAAAGAACTTTCTAATTTTTTTGATATTGTTGAAACTATCAAAGATGGTAAAATGCATCGAGTGTTTTCCTGTTGTAATACAGAATGCACCAATATGACTTCATGGATTATGCCTACTTATTGTCCTTGGTGCGGTAAGAAGATTGGAACTATTTTAAGAGAATGGAACAAGGAGTGATACTATGGTAGAAGCTATTTGGACTGGCTCTTATCCAACTTTATGTAATGGAGTTTGGGTTCTGCGTATTGATGGCGAGGATTATTCTGATGCAATTCCTGAGGAGCTGCGTCATACTCATATGAATACTTTCGGGACCTATGCTTCTTGGCATTTTGAAGACTGGCGAGAGGTCTTCGAAGACTATGACGATGGTCTGGATTATGAGGATTGGGCGGCGCAGAATCCTTGGGTGCTCAACCTGCCGGCTGACGCTTTCTCTGTTTTCCTTGCATTTCAGGCTGAAGATTGGCGCCATAGCTCTTGCGGTGGCTGCATTTAAGGGGGTTATATATGAAAGGTATTAAACTTACTTTGGCGATTCTTTGGACTTTGATCGCCGTCATGGACATTATTCAGGCAGCGGCTGGGGTAACTCCAACTTGGTTCTCTGTATTCTGCCCTTTGTCTATTGTTGTCCTTGATTCTTGGGTAGACTGGTTAGTTAGTCGTAAGAAGTAATTATGAAAGCTCTTATGCCGCAAGCCTAAGAGCTTTTTTGATTTTTTTATAAAAATATGTTATAATATTTATAGAAAGTGAAAGAGAGGTAAAAACTATGAAAGATATTCCTGTCTACAAAATGGATTATATTAAGGGCACTGACGCCGGCGAACTGGTGGGATGCCACTGGCAAGACTTTATCTTCACTGAAATGTGTCCTAATGACAGTTATGTATGTTTGGACCTGTCCGATTACCGAGTTGAGGAAATCAACGAGGAAATTAAATGGAATGAAAATCGTTTCAATGATGCAACTGTCCAGAAGTACAAGAATGAGCTGAAGCTTGTTGAACATCTGCGTGCTAAAGGCTATCGTAGTTCTATCATGGTTTGGATTAGTTGGTAATAAAGAAAGGAATTGATACAATGCATGACAAGAAAGAAATTTTTGAGTATATGCCTCTTCTTTCCGAAATGAGCATGGAAAGTCTCACCACTTTCGCTGCTGATATTGACGCAGAAATTAAGCGTCGGAAACGCACTCGTCGTGATGAGCTTATTCGTAACATCTGTGATGCGGTTAACGCTCTCGCTAAAGAATTCCCCAGTGTCGAACTGAATATTCCTTTTTACTGTCCTGAGTGTGATATTGAGGATGAAGTTAATGCCCTCGACTATCTCTGTGGCGGCAGAAAAATGGTTGAAGAAGACTTTAAGACCTGGGATTAACGGAGGATTATTATGAAAGTTCCTATGAGTTTCGAAGACTGGAAGAAATTTGAAGAAATCCTTATGTGCCTGCGCCTTGGCTATAATGTTATCTTTGATGACCACAATGGCGTAGCTGAGATGGTGATTGATATTAACACTATCAGTGTATATCGTCATGATAATGAACCCGCTCCCACCCCTAAAATGGATGAAGATGAGGTGACTATCTAATGATTATTGGCATTCTTGCGATCGCTTTTATGGTAGGTTTTTTGATTCACGAACATCGTGACTGGGGTATTGGCTTTGGCAGCCTTGGTTGCTCTCTATTGATGGCAGCAGCTGGAGCTATGATCGGTCTTTTTGCCTGCCTCTTCGCTATGTGTATTTTTACGGCTATGCCAGAAGATGCGAAAGTTGTCGAGTATGGTCCTAAGACTGAACTGGTTGCCCTAAAGGATAGTTTCCAGATTGAAGGATCTGCATTCTTGTTCTCTTCTGTGGTTGATGAAAGCTTGAAGTATACCTACATCTATGATACTGATATGGGTATGACTACTGGCAGTATTAATGCCGATGATGCTTATATTAAGTATATTGGAGAAGATGAAGCTCCTTACATTCAGACATGGACTAAACGACCCAAGAATGCTGTATTTAAGTGGCTTTTCTATCCCGAGGCCACATACTATACGATTTATTTACCGGAAGGCTCTGTAATTGAAAACGTGTACGAAGTCGATCTTGAGTAACAAAAAGCCCTTATGTGTAATGCATAAGGGCTTTTTTGATTTTTTATTAAAATTATGATATAATATATATGTAAAGTTAAGAAAGAAAGAAAAATAAAAAGGAGTTGGTATTATGTTAGGTACAAATTTTCACCCTTCTTATATCGAAGATGAAATCTATGAAATCATGGATGATTATATCGTAGGCAGTGATACTTATGAAGCTGGATTGGTTGATGCAATCTCTGATTTCTTCACCAATTACAAGGATACGGAATGGCAGTTAGGTTGTTCTGAATGGCCGAACTGCGAAGGCGGCGTTTGCTATGTATCTTGGATTGAAGCTGGTCATATTCATATGATTGGTTTTGACTATCAGAAAGTGAGTGAATAAAATGAAGTATTATCTGATTACTACATATACTTGCTATTGCGGTGAGCATATGTATCATTATATGGCAGTTCCAGAAGATCGTTCTATTGAGGAAGATGAGTTCATGGAACAGATCTACAGCATGGTTGCCGAAGATGCTTACGAGTGGTGGGATGACCAGTCTGAAGAAGAATTTGAAGGCGATTATGATGCTTATCTTGGCGAGTGCGGCTATGATATTGAGGAAGTCTCCGAGGAAGAATACCTCGCTTATGGTAGAAAGGAGTAAAACATGAAGCGATTTTTAGTTATTGCTTGCGCTGTTTTATGCACAATTAGTTTGGCAGGGTGTTCTGGAGATAACCAGAACTTTACGAACGTCGATCCTTCCAAGGAGTATCATGACAGTTTAAAAGGGAGCTCTTCCAGTAGCGCTCCTACAAACTATATGGATGAGATTAAAGCAGAAGTTCATGATGAACTATTCCGCGAAGAGACCGCCGAAACCCTTGAGATTGTTGACCGTATCTTCAAACATCTTGAAGTGGAAACTATTAAAACATATGTAGTTGGCAACGAGTCCAGTGTTATTGTAAAAATTAAAACTATAAATGCAGGTCAGGCTTGGATTGATGGTCTTACTAAGTACGCTGAAGTGTGTGCTTCTAATTTGTTTTCCGAGACTTATGAAGACGATGCAAGTCTATATGAATATTATATGTCAGAATTTGAAGATGCTGTTCGCAATGCTGATTATATTTATATTCCTGCGACTATTGAAATGCATTATCGCAATCATCGTTGGGAATGGAAAATTGATGATGAAGTTATAAATGCCATCACTGGCGAACTTTTGTCAGCTATTGAGGGCGATATGAATTCTATGAATAGTTTTTGGATGAGCCTGTTTGAAGATGAAGGCGCAGTGGATCAAATGATTGATACCATGTTGGCTGAATCTAATCAAGAAGTGGCTGCTGATGATGTTCAACCCGTGCCAGAAGTAAGTGATACAGTAACTTTAGGTATGGTAAATGCCGTTAAAGAAGCTCGCACCTATCTTGAATATTCTTCTTTTTCAAAAGAAGGAATGGCAAAGCAGCTTCGATATGAAGGATATACTGATGCTGAAATTGAATATGCTCTAAAGGAAGTTGGCTATTAAGCCATTAAGAAGCTCTCTTGTTGAATGCAAGAGAGCTTCTTTGATTTTTTATAAAAAATATGATATAATATATATGTAAGATAAAGAAAGGAGGAAAAACAAAAATGAGATATGGATGGTTGAGTTCAAAAAACAGAAAGCGTCATCAAAGAGCAATGAATGAATTGATGCGCGCTCTCAATAAGAATGTTGAAAACGACAATCTCTGGAAAGGTCGCTTCTATGTTCGTCAGATCGCCTGTGAATGGTATCAATACGAAGATAAAAGTGGTGCTGAATTGTGGGTAGTCCTCCGCTTCTACGATAAGAAAACTTCTGTTACCCGCACTGTTGCCAATAGCGTAAATCATTGGCGTTACTTTGGAGGTAGTCATCTCTGGTGGGAGATGAATAACTTCATTATTGATGATGTTAAAGTTTGGGAAGAGCCCGAATTTAGCCGTAAATAATTAAGAAAAGGAGTTGGATACTATGGCAGTTGCAAAATCCTATCAAGACTTGGAGATCGTTGGTGAGGTTTTCGTTTCTTCCGGTCGTCAATATGTAAATGTCAAGCTGAAGTCTGGCAAGGTTAAGACTGTTCGTTGGTATACTGATGCGGAATATCGCAAGATGTACCCCGAAGCAGCTGCCGTTGACCACTCTTCCGATCCCTACTACAAGCCTCAGAAGGAAGTTTTAGGTTTCACTAAAGGATATATCACCATCTTTAAGGGTGATACTTATTCTGAAATCGAATGGTTCCGCGCTTCTATTGCAAGATATGCAAGATTTTGGGGATGGTACATCATCTCTACTGAAGAGGTTCCCGAAGATCTGCCTGCAGGCATCACCCCTGTTCAGCTTCCTTGGGAACTGGTTGGCCAGGAGGATGGCAAGTTAAAGCCTGAACATCTGGTTAAGGAAGCTGTTGAGTCTATCATCTATGAAGAGTCTGAATCTGAATATGTTGGCTCTATCGGTGAGCGCCTTGACCTGTATTTGACTGTTGAACGTGCCATTGAGCTGGATGGTGCATATGGTCGTTCTACTATGCATATCATGCGTGATGATTGCGGCAATCTGTTCGTATGGACAACTGGTGCAAAGTCTTGGTCTGCTGGCACCGAACATCACATCAAGGGCACTGTAAAAGACCATCGTAAATATCGTAATGAATGTCAGACTGTTCTGACTAGATGTGTGGAGGTAAAGTAAAATGAAAAAGATTCTCGGTTCAATTCTGGCAGCATCCATGATGGTCAGTTTGTGTGCGTGCGGCGGACCTACGACAACTACTATTACAGCTCCGCCTGCTAATGAAGGTGAAGAGCCTGTGAAAATTTCATATGTTGCCGATTTCTTTGACAACTATGGCGAGAACTGGATGAGTGTTGAAGGCACGTCCTTCGACATTTCTCCCAACAAGGTTAAAGAGTATTACTATGATAGTGATGGCTCTTGGATTTCTGGTTGGACGACTTCTTCTGTTGTGACTGTCGCAATTGATAATCACAACATTGAAACTTGCGGCTCGACTGTTCTGTTCTATGATACTCGTTTGGAGAAGATTGAAACTGAAATTCCAAAAGACATCAATCTCTCTGAAGGTGATTCCTATACTGTAACTGCACCCGGCGATTGGCGTTTTGGTGATGGTTGGTCTCTTCAGTGGTGGTGGGATACTCATCAGCAGAAGAACACAAAGCCTGCCGCTCGAGCTGTTATTATTCAGTCCCAGAATGGCGATCCTATCTGTATGTTTGCTGGCGACAAGGTAACTTGGGAGGTTTCTCGCAATTTGCCTAAGACCACAGAAATCTTTATTGATGGTATGCCTGTATATGTGCATCGAGCAAACTTTGCTATTGTTGACCTTTCCGTGTTTAAATAATAGCATAGAAGCTCTTCTTTGATTTTTTATAAAAAATATGTTATTATATATATAGAAAAGGAGGAGTGATAGAAATGTTTAGACATTTAGAAAGCCATTGCCCTTTCGATTTATGGGCACCAGGTGAAAGAAACAAGATTGAAAATGTTGCTTTTTCTGCATATGCAAAACACGAGCAAGAAAAGGAAGATGTTATTCAAATGATTTTGACTGCCATTGAGAATGGTGATACGGAGATGTCTATTCAGCTCGATGATTGCTTCTCTGAATCTGATGTAGAATACATCAAAGAAGAAGTCTATCGAAGAATGAGGTAATGTCTATGGATTTGGTCTATACTACGACCGATTTTCTTGAGCTGCTCGACAAGTTTCAGAAGGCATATGACAATAAAGAATATACTGAGCGAATTCCTTATGACACTTGGCGAAAGCTAAAGAAACTGCGCGGTCCCATTAAGGTGGAATATGATTCACCTTTTGTAAAAATTTCCAATACGGCTGTTGATGTGTGTGGAGTTGAAAAGGATATTATTCACTTTTCAGCTAAAGTCTATGACAACGGCTTCGGTCGCTTCTTCTACGATTATGTAGTAAAGGAGCGTAGCAAAATGCAGAATATGAAAGCAGATTACATGGCTTATGACTACAAGGTAGATAGCTCTCATACTTTGAGTGAGGTTATTTCTGACTTGGCAACTAAAGCTGATGTAAATTATGCGTATGATAGCGTTACCACCACAGGCCCCAGCATTTCTGGTGGATATGTATCTGATCGCACTATCAATATCAATATTCCTGACTATGATTTGGATTCAAGTCATGGTTGGTCCAATACTGGCACTGCCATTAATGGCGGTTGGCTTGAGTATGCCCAGAAAGAGGATACTGAAGCTCTCAAGAAAAGAATGGATAAGATGGAGGCTGACCTCCAGATGAAAGCAGATAAGGAAACAAAATGTGCAGAAAAGGAGAATGAAAATATGATTAAGGGTATTAATTTCGATTTCGGCCCTTGCGGCAACACTGTTCGTCTCAGCATGTATGGTATGGCTATTCAGAATGTGGCTGGTGAGTGGGTAAGCTATAATCCTGACTCCCGTGAGATTATCAATGTTGACGTGTTCAATATGGCCGATGGTGGCAAGTATATGTACAAGATGCCTGTCGCTATCGCAGATGTTAAGGTTGGCGATATTGTGATTCACAATCGCGTTCCTATGTTCGTTACTGCCATCAATGAGAATGGTAGTTTTGAGGTGACTGACGTTCGCGCTGGCGAGACTAAGTCTATCATTCCTACTCGCAATATGTTCGGTTTCAACTTCATGACTAAGGTTGTAAGCCTGTTCGGTGCATTTACTGATGCGCCTACTGCCGACCAGCCTTTCGGTAATATGCTGCCTTTCCTCATGATGGGTGAGAACAAGGATATCGATCCCATGATGATGTTTATGATGATGAATCAGGGTGGCGGCAACATGTTCTCTAATCCCATGATGATGTACTTCCTCATGAAGGATAATAAGGACATTGATCCCATGGTTATGTTCATGATGATGAACCAGAATCATACCTGCAATTGCAGCAAGACTCCTGCAGCCCCTGTGACTCAGGCGTAACACTTTCCCCTCCAAAAAGCTCTCTGTTTAACCACAGAGAGCTTTTTTGATTTTTTATAAAAATTATGTTATAATATATATATAAGATAAAGAAAGAAAGAAAAATAAGAAGAAAAGGAGTTGTTGACTATGCTTATTGATAAATTGAGTGCCGAAGAGCTTGATATGATGGACAGTTACAGAAAGGCAAATGTTTGGAGCTATGAAGCTTATAGCAGAAGTGATGAATATGCGCCGATGAAGTCTATTCTGAATGAATGGGCAATGCGTAAATCTGAATATCTTGAAAAACTCTTCGGCGATCAGCTTATTCTTTCCAAGAAAGTTGCATATACGAAGTCTTATGAAGAGCTTCAGGATGAACTTTCTACCATGATGCAGGAATATGCAAGCTATGGTAGAGCAGGTAGAAATGGCTGGGAGTTTACGAGAGCATGGAACGATTATATGTATCGTAATCGTAGACTTTTCACTGATGAACAGAATGAAGGCTTAAGCCGCCTTATGAGCGACGACTGCTTGATTTCTAACATCTATGATGGTTCATCTTTTGAAATTGAAACTCCTGCCGGAAAGCCTTTTAAGGTAAATCGTAACTGCAAGACCAGCAAGGCTCTTGGTAAGTTAGCTACTATCTTCGATCTCCCTGGCTTTGAAGATTTCAGAATTTGTCATTCTCAGATTTTGAACCAGAAAGACCTTGGCGGTGTACTTACGATTTCTATTCACCCTCTTGACTATATGACCATGAGTGATAACTCTTACGAGTGGGAAAGCTGCATGTCTTGGGAGCGTGAAGGCGGTTATCGTCAAGGCACTGTTGAGATGATGAATTCCAGAAGTGTAGTTGTGGCTTACCTTGCCGGTGATGAAACTTTCCCTATCG